ATAGAAATAAAACGGACGAGTAATCATGCCACGCAAAACAAAAACAACAAAACGTAAGCCGCAGAAGCGCAAATCCCCCGAATTCGAGGGAATTAAAAGTATGGAAAGGACGATGGAAGCAACCACTCAAATGGTTGGAAATGTCGCTATTGCTGGAATGGGGGTAGCTTTAGCTGGATCTGTTATTGGGGGGTTGGGGAAATGAGAGCAACCAAAAAATCAAAATCTATTAAATCTGGAAAAATCATATCTTCTACTAAAAATAATGTTTATGCGATTGGGAAGAAAGGAGAAAAACTCCGTGCCGTTTCAATAGGTGATCATTGGAGACTTACTAAATATGTTTCAAAAGGAGATCAATGGAAATTTGTAAATGGTATTGAATATAAAAATGCTTATGAAGCATTAAGAGACAAAATTTAATTTTATTATGAGGTGGGAAAAAAGTGATCTACAAAGTCATTTACAACAAAGCAAATGGTGCTCTTACTTCAAAGAATTTCACCAATACTAAAGATGCTTTTGAATTTTTCTGGTCGCATAAAGTAAAAAGCCCTATGATAACATCAGACAAATTAATGAGTGCATTTTCTTTCCATGATATTCAAGGATTCAAATCAAGAGAAGAAGGAAAGAAATTTGCATATTTGGCGTTTCTGGAATACGTGAAGGATCATAAGATTTAATTCTTTTTTAACACTCATACTGCATTATAGTATAATGACTCACCAAATTAGGAAATTCCATCCAGATAAATACCACAAATAGTATTATCAGAATAATATAATCTAAATTTTTACCTATTTTTTTGGAACATGTTTTCGTCAATTCTACAATACCCGCCGAACACATCAACAGAATAATCAACGATACCGTCATATAGTATCGTGGGAAGAACGGAGTATAACAAGATCCCACAACCCCCACAATCAACGTAATTACCGTTATCACTATTAAATTCTTTTTAATGGGATTTTTATCATACCACGCGCCTACACCCGCCAATACAAAGATATTCAAGAATATAGTGTTGAAAAATTCCATTGGTGTCAGCACAACCATTTGAATAATTGAAGCACCATAATTAAACGCTTGGTGTGTACGTGTGCTTAAAACATTCACCAGCATACCTAGAAGCGGCAAACTACATATTCCTGCACCAATTCCACACAACCAATGTTTTCGGTCAAGTAATAGGTCTACACACATTAATCCAATGGGTATTGCAGCAAACAGATGTATCCACACGTTTATTACTGCCAACGCCCAAAACAAAATTCTATCGGTTCGTGTGTTTTCGTTTTTCACTTTAATATAATAAACCAACGCGAGCGCGAAGAACAATAAAGACATTGAATACGCGCGTCCGAATTGAGCGTAATATATGAATGGAAGTAGTATGGTTGTAAGACCCGCGCAATAAATTCCCGTCGCCTCATCTTTATACGTAGCACCAAGCCAATACATCACAGGAATTAATAATATCCCTGTTATTACCGATGGGTATCTAATCGAAAAATCTAATCCACTCGTTAAAATAAGTGATATGTGCGCGAAGATATAGTAAATGGGAGGATTGAAATCAGAAGCGAAAGATTTAAATATTAAGTCTGTGATTGACAAAGAAGATATTTCGAGACTGTAAATTTCCTCCGTCCACAAACATTGATACCCCACATTAAAAATACGAAGAAAAGCACCAACAAGTATAAATATAAAGAGAATTATTTTATTTAAAGTTTTCGTTTTGTCACACCCTTCGTAACACCTTTCTTATTCTGTGGTTTTGCTTTTGTTACCTTTGTGAGTCGTTTAATTGGTTTCCCCGCAGCACTTTTAACAGCCACACGCTTTGCTTTTTCTCTCGCTTTCCTCCTCTCTTCCTTCACACGCTCCTTCTCTTTCACCAATTCGTTTTCTTCAATCATCTTCCCCTGTCGTATCAGATCATCGGGTATCGGACACCCTCCCAATTGATCGCACCAACAACAAACATTATTACAGTAGTGACCCAAAAATATTTCCATTTTCCCAATACCTACGGGTCTGAACAAATTGGTTTTCGGATCTTTTTCTACCTTCGTATATGGACGATATACGTGTTCACTAGAACAATGCCTACACGGGTTTGCTGTTAATGGACATTCTTCATCGGTCATTAATATCAGCATCCCACCGTAACATCTCGTCACAATCCCATATCACTTCGTCAATTTTCTTTTCTGCCCACGGTGGTGGAAATCGCGTGGCAATTATTGTAATTGGTGTTCTGGCAATGACCTCTCCAAATTTTCCCACGAATTTTTCTTTTTTGCTTTCGTAATCTTCAATATTCTTAATGTGAACTAGCATACTACCTGTTATTTCACATTGACGACCGGCGGAAAGTTCTTTTATGATGATACCCTTCAAATAACCAATGTTGGCAGGATTAATCATGTTTTTAATCCCCCACAATCTTCCCATTCTTCCCAGCAGAAGGGAACATTTTCTTCATGCGTAAGGTGTGCCCACAAGATTTTTCCATTGTAAGTTTATATTCGATGGCTTTTGCTTCTGTAGGAAATGAAGCAAGCAATTCATTACCATCATAAACTTCAAAAGGATATTCTGTATCACATTTTTTTAGTGGGTGATAAATAAAAGATCCATTGCTATTCAATTCAAGTGTGAATCGTCCTTCTGTACCGGGTGGTGCTCGGATCATCCCGTTTGTAACAGAAAATGTTCCTATGATTTTCATGTATTATGATTAGACGCGTTTATATAAAAAGGTTGTGGTTAGTTCTCGCGGTTCTTCATAATGTTAATCGCAACGTCTGCCAAGATCATAAGTCCATCCCGGAACCACGTCAACGCTAGAATAATGCCGATTGCTAATACAGCATATTTAATATCCACGGTAAATATCTGCGAGCAAATCCAAAATGTGATAAGCGCGACAATTATCATTCCCGTACCATACGCCAACTGGAATCTCACGGTTGTCTCTTGGTCGCGCGTAAAAAGTTTTGTTGTATCTTCTTTAACCATAAATAACCATAGTGGTTCATTCTATAAAAGAGTTTGTGTGAGTTATATATGTTAGAACGCGTATTCAAAAGTTATAAATACTAATATCGCACATTATGTTTAGGGACAACCGAAGTCCCAAACAAAACGAGGAAACAAAAATGTACAAGAAAACAACCGAATCGGTCAACCGCCCCACCGTAAACGACGGGGCTTGTAACTATGTCAAGGACATGCTACATTTGGCTGGTTGACGGGCAGCCTACTCAAAACAGATATACCATCTTGAGCGATGTTGCGGGAAGCATTGAGGTCAGCATGGAGTTCAAAACCGCAGTTACGACAGAGGTATTGAGAACCATTCCGGTTGCCTTTATAGATATGACCACAGGCAGAACACTTCTGCGAGGTATAACGAGCATCAACAGTAATAACCAGTTTACCAAGACTCTCTGCCTTGTATCGAATAAACCGTTCTAGTTCATAAAAAGCCCATCTATTTAATTTCATATTAAACTTCTTACTTCTACGTTTCTGTACGCGTATTTTAGTAAGGTTTTCAAGTGCAAGGATTGTATATGGGAATTGAATAATTTGCTTCGAAATACAATGATTAACATCAGTCACAAACCGTCTTTCTCGACCAGAAAGTTTTTTCAACTTTCGTTTAGCGGATCGAGTGCCTTTAGACTGTAATTCGGCTCGGAGATATGCATATTTTGCACGCGTATTCTTCATCGCCCTAGCATTAAAGAAAACATTATTAGAGCATACTGCAATATTAACAATGCCTCTGTCTATTCCAATAACCGACCGCTCCGTAGTTACCTTCGGGGTATCGATTTCAAGTTGGCAATGCAAGTAGAAAATATCATCGTTCTTACGAAGGGATATATTAGAGGATTTAATCTTCCACGAAAGATATTGTCGGTAATATTCCGGGATACAAAACGTGGCCTTAATTCTACCATTGGATGTGGAGATGGTTGCATACCCGGAGTCAAGGCAGATACGGATAACTCTTTGGTTATATCGCATTGCAGAATGTTCTTTTCGAATGGGTTTGAAATGGCATTTTACTGCTTTCAAAGATTCACATGCAACATCTCTTGCACCTTGTACGAGCGATGAGGGTAGATTAGGAACAGATTGTCGAATAATTTTATAAGTAGCATTGTGACAGTCAATCTTGCTGACAGTGTGGTTATTAAAACCCCAATTTGAGCAGATGTTAAAAGCTACAGTGTAATCTCTCATTGTTTGCAGGAGACATTGCTTATCATCAGAAGAAACATTAAGTTTCAACTTAATTGTCCTAATCACATTCATATATTAACACTATTAGTATAAATACTTTTTGGTGGTGAACGCGCTCCTCCCCAACCTAAAGTTTGGGGTATCATCGCTGCATTTTAGATGAACAATGTTCGGATGGTTTATCCGGAGTTTTAAAAATTTTTTATCTTTTTAATGTTACATTTTCAACTGACGGACTATACAACTCATCCGTGCTCGCATTATAATAAACATTGATCCCATAAAACAAATAACTCGCTCTTATCATATCACCACTCTGATACCAATTAAAATTTATAAGCGGGTATCCGGTAACATTCAAAATACCATGTCCATCACTATAAAAATCTACAGTTCCGGCCACTCTATTTTCTCTATCATCTATTGTCCACGCGCTTGCACTACCAATCAACAAACATATCAACATTAATCCTATTACAAGTCTTTTCATAATATCAAGTCCTATACTTATTCCCACCCAACTTGCTTTGTCGCAACATTACCATTCCGCCGATTATAACACATATTACTATAATCACCGCGATTAATAAAACCATCCATCCCGATCCTTCCTGCTCGAAAGCAGTTACGTTTCCGATCATTCCAGCGGTCGTATTTGTTGACTGAGAAGGCATATTCCCCAAACTATCTGGTTGACTGGTCGGCGCGTTTGCCTGATAGGTTCCAGCAGCCATTATACCGCCAAATAAACATACCGTGACTACAACAACTAAAAAAAATAAACTACTGACGTGCATTATCTCCTCTCCCCCTCTCCATCATTTTTATAATCTTTCTTCTCCGGTTTCAACATATCTTTTTGTGTGATGCAATATATAAAGTTCGCAAAGGATATAATACTTGCCATTGTGAATAGAATTGCTATCACGGGTTGCTGATATACAACACTTGTCGCCAATCCCCCACTCGGTATAATAATCTCCAATGATAAATATGCTGCTATTCCACACACGACGGTGGATACTATTGAAAATACTATGCGCTCTTTAGAAATTTCACCGTCTTCATTTCTCATTTTAAAATAAAACGCGCATACAAATAATGCTATTGCGGTCAGAGCGACAACTATCCATTGGGTCAATGGCGTTGCGCCGGAGGGTGAGTAGGCGTAACTTTCGTTGGGTGAGTAGGCGTAACTTTCGTTGGGTGTATCCATCCAATACCCGATTTGAACCATACTGGCTTCAGTTGTACCAGCAACACTTATATAACCAGTTCTGCTAACAACACTTGTTGTTGAAAGATTTGCTCTTATGAGAAGCCTTTCGCCCGGTAAGAAATATGTATAGTTTCTTCGAGCATATGATACTAAATACTCGGAAGATACTTGAGTATTGATATCAACAGTTTGTGGAACTCCGAAAAACATTCTGGTTTCTATACCAGTAGAACTTACATTATATGGTATGAAATTAAATGTTGTTATACCTACATCGCTTGAAGTATTAAGATACATTCTATATCGTGTTAGACCGGGTTCCAGAATTTTTCCTGTTGGAAATGGTTCGCTTATGAATGAAGCAATTGTTTTTTCGCCAGTTGATTGAGATACAGTTGCAGAATAAATAACTTCGTCCTGCAACTGGGGATATGTAGCGAGCTTATTATATGTAATTCCAAAATCGCTAGAGTCATTCCAAAAGAAGAAATTAACATCCCCGGTTATAGGGATGTTTGGGGGTGCAACTGGCGGAAGAAGTGCAGAAACACCGCCAACAAACAAACAAAAAACAACCAATCCTATTATTATTTTCTTCATCTCTTATTCTCCTCCGGTTTGAAGTGATAATCATCCTTACTTGGTTTTATCATTTCTGGAGCAATAATAGAATATACAAAATTAGCAAACAAAATTATACTAAATATCACAAACACTATTGCAACCACGGGAGATTGATAAAGCGCGTGGGTCTGCGATCCCGTGTTCACATCTATGACTAACGACAGATAAGCAACAATGCCACAAATAACACTACCAAATAACGAGAATGCTACACGCACCGTTGATATAGAACCATCTTCATCTCGTAGTTTGTGGGAAAACGCGATTATAAAGAAAGATACTGCTATCAATGCCATTAACATCCACACAGCTTCAGGGGTGGAATTCATTGTTGAATATGTAAAAGTTTCTGCAACCGCCAAAATTGTTCACCTATATTAATATTTGTATTAGGTATTGATTGTTAATAAAGGTTTCGTATAAAATCATAGAAAGATTTATATTGTTAGGACGCGTAGTAGTATTATACAAAAATTAGAGGAGTTGTGAAAAAATGGTGAAAACAATTGAGATTTCGGATGAAGCGTATTCTGTAATAATGACTCATGCACATGAGAACAACGAATCTACAAAATGGGCGGTAGATGAACTTGTGAATTCAGCAGATACACCGTGGGTTATGGAATTTCCGGAAATGAAGAAAGTTTGGGCAAAGTTCAAGGAATATTACCGCTCGCTTCCGGCATTTGAGGGGATGGAGTGAAAGAAGATGAGCACAACAATTCACAGAAAGGACTACAAAATCACAAATGGATCGGATTTCGAAAAAGAAGTTTCTGTAGTAAGATTCTCTATGCCACAGAAGTATTCCTGCAAATGCGGATATCAAGTTACCGTTGGATCAGAGCACGTAACATTAACTACACGACAGATGCAGGACTTAATGGTCGATCTCGAAACGTTCTTCTATGCAGAGGGGTATCCATGACCAAGACTAACATGAAAGACGAAACGAATGAATATCGCCATCCAGAGTGTTTCGGAGAATACCGTGGATGCCTTGTAGCTCACTGTGTACATGCAAAAGAATGCTTTGAAGCGCAAAAGGCACGAGAACAGGAAGAACACGAAGCCGAAGTCCACGATATGCAGATGGCTGCACTCGGAGATGAGAGGTATATTTGAAGGAGTGAAGAAAGATGGTGAAAACAATTGAAGTATCTGACGAATTCTACAAGTATATCACAGAAATTGATTATGCTTGCAAAAAGGAAGATACAATCGACCGCTGCAATGTGATGATGGCACATTACAAGTGGTTTCTTGGTGAGTGATCTAACATGACCACATTCATTATTCCACGCGGTTGCGCAATAAATGGTATGAAGGCACAGATCAACGGGATCGTAGAATGTGCAAAGAAACAGCACCCAGAATGGAGTAACTTCGATAGAGATAGTTACTTTTTCAATATTGATGAAAAATTTATAATCGAACATTCCGAATGTTTCAAGTATGAAATGAAAGAAATCGGAACAAAGGGTTTGATTCAAAAATATAATGGGATGCTTGCTTTTGAAATGTATGGCGAGTGGCCAGAATGGGTATCGAATGCAATCGAAGAAATCACACGCGGCAAACGTATTGACAGGTGGTAATTAACATGCCAGAAACCCTAAACGGAAACTTTAAATTCGTCGGGATCAATATCACAAATTATTGGATTATCAAATCCGATTCGCTTGGTAACATTCAGAGGTTATCAACAGGTTCCTACGACAACATGAAATCCGAGTATCTTGAGCACAACTACACACAACTCGATGGATACTACATCGTGGAAATAGATTCTGTAATTCGTAGGGTGGTGAAGTGAGATGGTAGCATATTTTGCAGTAATCACAAAAGTAAGTGATGACTCGTCCGGTAACTATTCTTGTGCAGAAATGTTAATCAACCCGGATGCAAACCCCAACACAGTTGGAGCAAATATTATCGTGAATCCACCATTTCATCTTGTGAAGGAATATTTCTCCGATGCTGTAAAACGCGGTCGCGATACCACTATAAATCTTACTAAAAAACAGATGGTATTTTGCAACGTCCCGGTATTTACTATTGGTGAGATACTTGTGATGGGCAGTAATGATCGCACAATTCCTGATGGTAGGAAACCCGACAAGTGGGATGTTGAATACGAAATATTCAATGATATTGATTCAGCAGCAAAGAGATCGAAAGAAGTTTATGGAAAGGAGTGAAATAAACATGGTACACATGGAACCCGAAGACCCACGCGAATGGGAAGTAACGATTAACCGGAGGAAGTGTCCTCTGGTGTATTATCCTGCAAACTACGTTGGGTGTCAGATGCTTCCGAGTGGATGCAGGTGTTCACTTGATAATTGCCCGTTGAAAACAAAAAGGAAAATCAATCTTTCTATTGATCAAGCATTAAACGAAGGGAATGGGGTGTATAAACCATGACCCCACCAATCATGTTCCCATCCTATCGCGCGCGGTGTTGCGGGACGTGTAAGAATAACACAAGTTCATGTATTGAAGAAGTAAGATGTAAATTTGAAAATGGATATAAAGACGTTTTCGGAATTTGCTCTACCAATTATGAACAGGAGGAGTATTAAATGAAACTCGAAGATATTGATTGGAACAAGAAACTAATTGTATTTTTCGGAGATGAAGCAAGAGATCGTATTGGAGACATAGAAAACATGCGCAGGGGGGGATTTGTGGCCTTCCCAGAACATTCATCATATCATCCTTGGGATCACATCGAAGAGATCGAACATATAACACGATTGATTTCACGATCCGAAGATCGCAAGTTTGTAGTTATTACAAACTCGTCGTATATTATGGATCATCTTTCCAATCTTATGAAAGGCGCGCGCATAAACGCAGATCCAAAATATACACGTTGCAAACGTAAAGAAGCATATATCCACAAGAAAGATGTTGGTGCTTACGTTTGTACAAACGGGACTATTGAAAATGCAATTCCGGAAAAGGGAGAAATTATCAGTTGGAATAATTTATCGGAAGTGGAAGAGTGGTTAACTGATATTTATTTCGACATGGGGGGATAATGCCATCCACCTACTTCACTCATGCAGAAGCAAAATCCAAACTTGGTAAAAAGGTTAGAACAAAAGTTTCTTTTTATCAACTACCACGCGGAACTATAGGAATGGTTACAGACATGTACAATATGGGAAATCTTTATGGTCTGAATATTTCTTGGGGTGATATTACCGATGGGTTTTCGAAAGATGATTTTGAGGAGTTTTTGGAGGAGGTTTGAAGATGACACGGATATATACACAAAAAATTGATAAGTGTGCACGATGCCCTAATTGTACATCTTATGCAGCAGATAGATTTTTTTGCAGAATTCATACACTGAATTATAGCGATATAGAAAACGATCTGGGTCGTCATTTGATACCGGATATACATGGGGAGATACCGGAATGGTGTAGGTTGGAAGAAATCTCTTCCTGATATCACAACTTATTTATACTTTGAACACAATCTTTTATTATGACAACTAAAACAAAAACACCTTGCGATGTACGGAGATGCAGACAAGAGGGAACTCACAAAGCAGGAATGTTCCACTTTTGTGAAAAACATTATAAAGAATTTACATCAAATTCCAAAAAGTAATCACATTCTTTTCTTAAACCACAAGACTTTTATACTTACGCGTTCTAGTAGTATGTGTCAAATAACGGAGTGAGTGAGAAGATGAAAAATATTCCTGTGTCTGGATGTATCGAAGGTGTCTGCCCGTATTTCAAGCGCACACAACACTATGATTACAGCGATGAATTAACATGCACGCACCCACAAATTAAAACGGGGTATGAAGAAGACCACATGCATGAGTATGAATATCAGGTAGACGATGAGGAATTGTGGGAGAGGTCACGCGAGATTGGATATAAGATACTTCCGGCGAATTGTGGAGAAGTTGGTGTGTTTCCGATGTGGTGTAAATTGGAGGGTAAATAAATGTCAACCCTTAATTTTCAATGCAATGGATGCGTTCGAAAATGCAAGCATTCTATTGAAGGCACGTTAGATGAGCATCTCGAACGATATTTAATATGCCTCGACATTACAATGCACGATAAGAAATATCAAGATCCCATTATGGAAAAAGATCCTTCTAATTGGGAAATGATTCCAGAAAATATTTTGTGTTAATATGAAATTCATCCGCCAATGCACACGATACAACAATGGAAAATGTAGATTGTCCGGGTATGGTTGTAACATTCGTCATAAGCGAAATGAAACCAATGCTATAACTTCGATGCGGGAAATTGTTTGTTATTGGTTCACGCGTGACCCGGTGGAGGGGAAGAGGGAGAATAAGATATTTTAGTTCCACGTTTTTAACTCACTACCAATACTTTTATATACTAATAAAGCATATATTATATGGATGTCTTCTTGGAAACAACCTCTTGGTATCAATGTACTAGAAGCCGCACAGCGACGCATCGCGTGGGCTTTCGATACGTTCCCGAAAATCTGTGTAAGCTTTTCTGGTGGTAAAGATTCCACTGTAATGTTTCATCTCGTAGCAGCAGAAGCAAAAAAACGCAACCAAAAATTTGCTGTTTTATTTGTCGATTGGGAAGCACAATATAAATATACAATTGTTCATGTCGCAGAAATGTTTAACCTTTATAAAGATCTCATAATTCCATTTTGGGTTTGCCTTCCTTTAAAAACTGTTAATGCGGTTTCACAATTTGAACCCGAGTGGATTTCGTGGGAGAAAGGAAAAGAATCCATATGGGTCAGACATCCACCCGAAATTGCTATTACAGATACATCGCATTTTCCCTTCTATACATATGCTATGACATTTGAAGAATTCGTTCCCGCGTTTCTTCATTATTATTCAAATGTTACACCCAGCGCCTCATTTATAGGCATCCGTACACTAGAATCTCTAAACAGATGGAGAACTATAAATGCTGGGGTTAAACACTCATATGATAACAAATGCTATACCACAACCAACAATAATGTTTGTAACGTATTTCCAATCTATGATTGGACTACAGAAGATATATGGACCTTTCATGGAAAAACGAATCTTCCATACAATAAACTCTATGATCAAATGAGTCGCGCGGGGTTATCTCTACACAAAATGCGAATTTGTGAACCGTATGGTTCTGAACAGCGTCAAGGATTATGGTTATTTCATGCAATCGAACCAGAAACTTGGGGCAAAATTGTTGCGCGCGTTAACGGGGCGAATATGGGAGCCATTTATGCAAAAGAAAAAGGAAACGTATTGGGTATTAACCAAATTATACTTCCACCAAATCACACTTGGCAGTCTTTCGCTATGCATCTTCTCAATTCAATGCCAACGTCAACTTCAGAACATTATAAAAACAAAATATCGGTATATTTAAAATGGTATAAAGATAGAGGTATTACAATTCCCGATACACAACCCGGAGATTGTGGAAGCACTGATAATCATCCATCATGGAAACGGATTTGTAAAACGCTTCTACGATTAGATTACTGGTGCCGCACACTATCATTCGCCCCTACAAAAACATCTGCATATGAAAAATATTTGAAACTCATGAAAACGAGGAGAGAAAAATGGAATCTGATTTAATTAATAAAACGCGAGAAATTGTAGAAGAATTGTCTAAATATTCTGAAGATGAACAACTATCTTTACTTAACCAAATAAGAACAATTCTTCACGACGCATCCCCGATGAAAAACGAACCCGTTGATCTGGTTCTATGGGTTAAATCGGATATCGTAGGAAAGAACGATTATAATCCCAATAATGTTGCAAATCCGGAGATGAAATTACTCGAAACCTCGATTGTTGAAGACGGATACACGCAACCAGTGGTTTCGTGGGAAACCAACAATGTCTATGAAGTTGTAGACGGATTCCATAGAAGTAGAGTTGGTAAAGAAAGCAAAGAAGTTATAAAGCGCACGCATGGTTATTTACCCATTGTGAAAGTAAATAACGAACGCACAGCGCGGGGAGATCGTATGGCTTCCACAATACGGCACAACCGAGCGAGAGGGAAACATAGTGTTTCTGGTATGAGTGAAATTGTTCAAGAATTATCACGTAGAAGATGGAGCAACGAAAAGATTGGTCACGAATTGGGGATGGAACCAGACGAAGTATTAAGATTAAAACAGGTAACTGGTTTGGCCGAATTATATAAAGAGCGAGAGTTTTCAGAAGCATGGGAACCGGTGTTATAAATGCCACCACAAAAAGGAACGGAACGATATAGGTTATGGAAACTACATATAGATGAAGCAGCCGCAAAAAGACGTGGGATTCCATTATCTTTAGAACATTGTGACAAGATAAGCAAATCTAATGAAGGACGTATAAAATCGGAAGAAGAAATCAAACATATTAGTGAAGGACTTAAAAATAAACCCAAGTCGCCAGAACATCGAAAACATTTAAGCGAGGCTAATAAAGGAAAAACATCTCCGCGTAAAGGTGTAAAATTATCTGAAGAAACAAAGAATAAAATTCGTGTTGCACACATTGGAACAAAATCATCTATTGAAACGTGTGAGAAGATAAGTGAATCTTTAATCGGAAATACTAGAACACTTGGTTACATCCACACGGAGGAAACAAAACTTAAAATGAGGGAATCCGCACATCGTGGTTCCGATCATCACAATTATAAAGGTGGTATAACGGAACTTGATAAGGTAATACGAAGATTACCCGAGTATGATAAATGGAGGGGTGCCGTATTTAAAAGAGATAATTATACCTGTCGTGATTGCGGGAAACATGGAGGAGATCTAGAAGGTCACCACGACCCAAAAACGTTTGCTCAAATTATACAGGAGAATAATATTCAAACTGTTGAGGATGCATTAAAATGCAAGGACTTGTGGGATATTGAAAATGGTGTCACATTGTGTGTCGATTGTCATGATAAAAGACACTCAAAGGAAACATAAAAATGCCACCTCCTAAAGACCCGGAAAAATATAAGTTGTGGATTGAGAAGAATAGATTATCTCATATTGGAAAGCGCGCATCGCAATCTACTATAGATAAAATGAGTAAGTCACATAAAGGACAAACCTCTTGGAACAAAGGAATCCCTTCTTCGGAATTAACAAAATATAATCAAAGCGTTGCTTTAAAAAACAAACCAAAACCACCACGTTCCAAAGAACATTGTGAAAATATAAGTAAATCCAAGATGGGAGAAAATAATCCTATGTTTGGTCAACATCATACTTTCGATGCACATATAAAAATGCATAACGCCCAGTTGGGAAATACTAAAAAATTGGGATATCATTTCCCAATAGAAACCAGAAAAAGAATGAGCGAGGAACGATTAATTAAACATGCTTTGATGGGATTTGTTTATACGACGCCATTGAGTAAAGCAATACGTGAATCGTTTGAATATAGAGAATGGATACATAAAATATTTGAAAGAGATAATTATACCTGTCAAAAATGTAAAACTCGTGGCGGATACTTAGAAGCACATCACATAAAATTATTTTCTATAATATTAAAAGAAAATAATATTAAAACATTACAAGATGCTAAAAATTGTAAAGAATTGTGGAACATCGACAACGGGGTAACTTATTGCGAAGATTGCCACGACGAAGAACATTTTGGGAGTGAATAGTTATACCACCTCCGAAAGATCCAATTAAATACAACGAATGGATTAAAAAGAACAGAGAGTGGCATTTAAATAAACATCCTTCAGAAGAAACACTTGATAAATTAAAGGGTCGCAAACCTTGGAATAAAGGGACACCTATTAAAGAAGAAACAAAGAAAAAATTAAGCAAATCTCTTAAAGGTAAAATACCTTGGAACAAGGGAAAGAAAACAGGCCCGTTATCCGAATCACACAAAAAGAAAATTGGGGGCAGTAATAAAGGCAAAACACGTACACAAGAAACAAAAGATAAAATTAAAAATAGTAGAAAAAATAAGAAACATACCGAAGAATCAAAACAGAAAAACCGAGAAAAACATCTTAATAAAAAAGCATCTGAAGAAACCAAAAGATTGATGAGCATATCACACAAGGATCAAATTCCTTGGAACAAAGGATTGACAACACCGGTTGAAATAAGAGAAAAAATGAGTAAATCTATGACTGGAATAAAGAAGTCTGAAGAGTTTAGAAAAAATATGAGTGGTGATCGAAATCTTAATTGGAAGGGTGGGGTTTCAGCAATAGAACATGCTATCAGGGCGCTTCCAGAAATGAGTATATGGAGATCGGAAGTTTTTAAACGAGACGAGTATAAAGATTGCTTCACCGGAATATTAGGAAATCATAACATAGAAGCACACCATATTGTTGCTATTGCTATAATTATAGAAAAATATAAAATACAAACGATAAAGGATGCTTTAAATTGTAAAATGCTATGGGATGTCGATAACGGAGTAACAATATTTAAAGATTCACACATAAAACATCATAAAAAATTCAAACTTATGATATTTCCAAGATCTTTCTATTATCAAAAAAGAAACTAAATTTATTTTAACGAGTTTAAACAAATGGAGAATTTGTCTCCATTTGTCAAACCGAATTTACTGGCGTTCTCCACCTACGAAAATCCGGATAACCGGGATGAATTCGAGGAGCAGAACGATAGCTCCCAACAGGAAGAGTGCAATACCCAAGAAGGTAAACGCGAGAGAAACATTGCTCTGTGCATTACTCATGGTTGTATTCATGATCCCCGTGAGGATCGGGAGGCTGTTGAACAGCGTTCCTACCATGAATATACCTATGACGATGAATATGGCCCCGCCGACGACCATCCCGATACCGGCGAGGGTTGCCTCACCGATTGCCTCGGAGTCGTGAATCAGCTCCATACCCTTGGTGTATGCGCTCTTGAGGTAAGTCGTAACTTTCTCAAACATGTAAAATGCACCTCTCTCATAAACTAATATCAAACAAAAGGTATATATAGTAGTTGGTTGTTATTATATACATATGTTTCCAAATGGAACATATGTGTAAATCATGACACGCGATGCAGTTGTTAAAATCGAAAGAAAGATCGCCGAAGCCGGACGCGCGCGCGGTTTAAATTTGGCTACAATTGCAGAATTGGCAATTGAGAAAAAAACAAAAAAACTGGAGGAATCCGATAAATATGACTGAATCTTATACTGAAGATGAAATGAAGAAAGTATTGAAGTATGTACAGAAGAAAGAACGCCTTATCAGTGCGCTCAACAGCGCGGTGCGCACAGCAGAAGCACCGATCTATGCAGAAGTGCTTAATGAACTTATCATCCTGATTATCGAAGATAAACTTCTTCCTGATTCGCTGGACACGCAAACATTCACAGGTCTGTACCCGCGCGCGCAGCAGCCGAAAGAAAAAGAAGATAAAGACGTAAATTAAGTTTGGGAATTTATAATTCTATTTTTTATAATTCTATTTTTTATAATTCCCCATTATAAGCACAAATATTAACGAAAATGATAACAATTGTGTTTGAAAGGGGGATTTCAAAATTGGTGGAGAGGGAGTCGAACCCTCGAAGAACTAATCACGAGATTTTGAATCTCGCCCCGTTGACCACTAGGGTATCCACCAGCATAAGTAATAGGTGTTATTTGTATTTATAACATTTGTAGAAAGATTTATATACTATTAATTTTATCTCATAAATTATAATTGTTACACTCTAAACTATATTGGTTAACTTTATATACTGTTAAAAATTATTACATACTAATTTATATACTATAAAATTATTTAGTATTTAAATCTTTCCACCTTTCTAAATTCCCCACTGCGACAACGTTGTGATTTCCGGATCAAATGAAGACCACGACCAACCCAACGGCTCCAATATCCGTGTCAATGGCAATTGTAATGTCTTCTCCAACATAGTATCTAAATCCACAACGAACTCCGGAGGTATCTGATCAGCATACTCAAAACAAACTACATCCGTGCGTGGATACTTCGAAGTAACATTCTTAATATATAAACGTTTCGGTTTGCTCCCTTTACCAAAATTCGTTCCGAGATACGTATTAGAATATACTGCCGCGCGCACCTGTGCATCTTGGATATCGTAATCTTCGAGTGCTTTTCCGATACCACCGGGAATTCCAATCTCGTCAAGACTATATTTCCCCGCGCGATATTTTCTAATAACATCGGAAATAGTAAAACGGATTTCTTCATAGGGTTCGCCTTCGAGAACCATCTTAATGAGTGTTTTCATTGCATCACGCGTAACCTTTGGAGAATCAGAACGCTTGGTCTCAAAACCAACAATATCAATTTTATGCGCGTCCACGCCTTCTTTCCAGACGAGTAAACCGGCGTAACGTTTCTTTTTCCCACCGCTAAAGAAGCGCGCATAAAGTTTTTCGAATTTCACGGAAAAATAGGAAACATCTGCATTGAGAACTTCTTTTGCGAAAATTGGATAACTATCATTGAGAAGTTTTTCAAGTTCTTTTGCAATAATCATTGTACTTTCGGGGCCGATACTTTTTGGAATTTTAACCCCATTTGAATCGGTATCACCAAAAATAACCTTAAACCCTTCTGCTTCAACAAGTTTCTTGTTGTGTTCCAAAAGTGCGCGCCCAACCGATGTAATAGCAGATCCAACATCGCGATCATTGAGTCTAAACATCGGATTCGCTGATACACCATAATAAGAATTCATACAAACTTTAATAACATCCTGTTTCATATTCAGGAGTTTATATTCGTGTGAATCGAACGGATATTTATTTCTCTCCCTTTTCATTTCATCTCGTTCGCGCAAGAACTTTTCCTGAATCTTTCTAACCAATCCATCGGGGGATTTTTTAAATCTGACACCATTTGGAGCGTGCAATTCACCATTTGGATCTTTCGTTTCCGGAGATGCATTAATAGTCATCATTGCCATTGGGTATAATGATTTCAAATCAAGAATAACAACATTTTCATGCATTCCCTTTACTGGTGGAATAACAGTCGCACCCTCAAATGAATCTTGTGTATTAATTACACCCGCTTTTGATGGAAGAACAAATCCATTTTCTTTTGCCTCTCTCAAAACCAGCATATCAATAATAGGCATCGAATTTGTTGTCTTTTCTAGAGGGCAACCAGCATATTGAGCTACATGTCTGTGGAATTCAACCGTTTCGTCTTTCTCATCAATACCCACACACAATTCCACGTCTGTAAAATTATAATAAACCAGATTTGTTGGATCATTTTTCCAAAGGTCGCAAACTTTCCCAGTAAATCGAATTTTCTGTTTACCAAGTTCCTCTGCCGCAATTGCATCAAGACGGTAAGAGGGTTGCTCACCAAGGTGCATTCGCTTGTAACCGGCAAGCAAATCAAAGAGTTGACGACCTTTTATTTCTACTCTATCTGCGTTTGTAGTGTTAAGACGGGATAGTGCATTACGAGGAATCCCGAGTTTATCAAAACGACCAAGAATATATGGCACGTCGAAATCATTACAATTGTGCACAATACAACCAATCGAAAAATTATGTTCTGTTGTTGTTATATCATAACAGTTTTTTGGTGTGTCTCTCCTTACATTTTTTACACGTAAGTACATCTTCGTAAGATTTTTATTAAAATTAAATCTAAAATGATCTTTCCTAGTAACTCGTTTTCTCTTCATTATATGAATTCTTGGTTTTACCTTTTTTTGCAAAAATATATTTATACACGTCAATAATTTTTCTGTTATGCATAAAATTCTTAAATTTATATTGCACGAAGATGATGTTATTGCTCCAAAACCAGCAAACAACTGAAAGTGCCTAATATCAATGGTGTGATCTCCTATAGCAAAACTATCTGAATATCCATCTCCATCATACCACCCAGCTACAAACGCTCCAAATTCTTCAACCGACAAACGAGATAGCAAACCGAAATTAAGTTGTTTTTTATCACCAACAAGAATAAGATTTTCTGCCCCATTGAGATCTCGCTGTAATATGTTTGAGCACCAAACACCTTTTGAAAACCACCTATGATTTTTTCCACAGCATCTATCAACGAGATTTGTATTTTTATTGTAAAATCTAAATCTCCACTTATCCGGTCTAGATCCGTCGGAATAAATAAGTCCTGCTCGATAACAATTAAAAAGATCGAGCCCAAGTCCAATATTGCTTTCATATTGTCGTATTGGAACATGCAATATACTATTTGAAGTTATATTTTCGGGAGTCGTATATATCGATTCATAATGTTCACAATGCTCCCATACATAATTGCGATCATGTGGAATTTCGGAAACCATTATTCTATGATCTTCCCCAACAACAAAATTCCAACCAATAGATGTTTTTATACGAGATGTATTTTTTACCCCAGTATTATAAACTGATACAACTTTCCCTCCGGTATTTAAAACAATATCATTATTTAAATTCTTAATTGGAATAAGACCATTTTGTGTATCAACCATTGTATCTTCTGGAACACAATTCCACCCAGTAATGATATCGGGGTCTGTGGATTTAATATATTCGGCAAAATCCACGAGAAGGGATTTTTCATCCATGTATGTTAAAACATCATGCTGATTAGTATTGAAACATCCATTTTCTTTGGGAGTTTCATCAATTGGCAACGTAGCAACGACAAATGTAATATATCGCTTGGTGAAACTATCATAAGCAGTTACACAGAAAATTGGATCTTTGGTTGCATCGGGAAACCCATTTTCGTCACTGCATTCGATATCCACAATACAAACGCGCGCAGGGAAATTCAACTCTTTGGGAGTTATATCTTCTGGGGTACAGGGAGATTGTGTATATGAAAAACCCGATTTGATTTTTACATCGATCAAAAATCGTAGGGTATATAAAATATCTGCTTCAAAATGTTTTGAAAATTTCTCGCGCGCGTCTTTAATATCAGTGGGTTTCGGTACGAAAACTTTAACAAGTGGTTCGTGACGAATAGAAAAATATTCGTTTGGATCTAGTTCAGCGGGTGGGAGAACCTTGGGGGATTCGGAAGCGGGGATAAAGAAATAAGGTTTAAACCCTACAACATCAACGCGATGGGTGATTCCTGTGGAATCACGACCGAAGAGATGAATGATTGGTTGATTATTATGAAAACTATATTCGCATTGGGTTAAACAGAGTTCGGGCATTGTATATGTATACGTGTTTAAAGGATAAAAAGGTATCTAAAAGAGCGTGGAGATAAATATAAATACTAAACCCGCGTATAGTAATGTGATGAGAAAATCATGAATGTCTGTATGTTCTGTGGAAAAGGTGTTAGAAATCCAGTAAAAAGCAAATGTGGATTGCAAAAAGATGGGAAACACCCAGCCTTTGTACACAAGAAATGTGAAGATCGCATGATGGAATGTTGCGCGGGTGCTATGGGTGCATTAAGAAAAATTGGTTTATAATCATGACATTAAATGAAGATGAAATTTTAGATGAATTCCGTAGTTGGTTAAGAAATCAACCAATTTATGTCGTATCAGAAGATAGAGATCTGAAACAAGAACAAATTGATGATGCACCATTTGATTATATTGATGATTTTTGTAGAGAAAATAAATATAATGAGAAAATAAAAGAAGAGTTATTGAATTGGATTCTTTTCCGAAATGAAGTATATGTTTTCCTTGAAGAAAATGGAATAATTTAAACAACACCAACCAAAATCCTTAAATACTAAAACCCACGACACTTATATATGGTTATCGATATCAAAAACCAATTCTCTCGTGTATTCAACAGAGAAGAACCAAACGTTGGCAGACACCTAACAGAAGAACCCAAGAAAGATTATTATTCCGGAATAAAAGTTTGGGGGCGTCAGATTAAGGGTGGGAATAATAGGGATTAATCTTCTTTTTTAACATAACATCCACAATCAACTGGTTTTTCTTGCTGTTCACATTGAAACAACCCGGAACAGAAATCTTTACGCGCGCAAGTGGAACAGTTGGCGGTCACGATTTATCACCAGAAAAATACCAACACAACCCCCATACACATGCCGTAATCGTTTCCATGAATGCAGTATAATAAGCCTCTAGAGTAAACATGCATATTCCCATTGCAATTAATCCTGCAATGGTAATACTGCACGATATGGAATTCATTTTACATTTTTTCTTATAACAATCTATCAATTGTGGAATCATTACTAATGCGAATACCAATCCCACAATTGACATTACGATATCTTGCCACATACGTTACATCCATCCCTTCTTATCAAACCTTTCTAAAGATTCAACTAGATAATCTCGCATATGTTCGAGCGAACAGAATTTTTTATTACCAACTTGAATCGGGACACCATCTGAACTTCCAGATGGGTTATCACAAAGTTCACATTTAACAAACATTTTATCCATCACAACTTCCCCTCAAATTGCAACACTTCCCCATTCTTCAAAATATAAAACCCACTTCTCATTACCGGGTGTGTAGTAGTCCTGCAAGTATAATCCAAAGCCTCTCTGTCAAACAATCCTCCACCTTCTACACATATAAACTTCCCACTTATATCGCGTCCCTTCAACAAATTGTGACCGTGCGCCATGTGGATATTCTTTCCAAATTTGGCACACAATGCGCGCGCTACTCTCAAAGGAAGAATGCTAAAGTTCTTAGGATGGCAGAGCATCCATTCTTGGATCTGTTCGTTTCCATTTTCGTCTCTATATTTGTGATCCAAAAACATATGATCATCTATGGTTGCATGAACCCGTTTGCGATAATCGGATATAGTAATATTCTCTGGCATTATAGCATGAACAATTTCGAGGAACCCTTCTTTACCACCTGTAAGTGCAATAATACGATTCTCGTGATTTCCAGCGCAGATATAAATTTCATCAAACCATTCCAAAAGACGAGTCATCATCTTGCGACCTTCATCTTTCTCTGCTTTCCAAGTGATAGTAATAGGAGAGTTGGATTCGGTAGTGGATGTAAAAATACTTAAATTATCACAACTTAAATAATCTCCATCAATGGCAAGTTTCTTAATATTTAAATCTTTGCACACAGAAATCATGTAATCAACAAGCGCATCATCGTGACACGGTATATGAAAATCACACGCTAGGCAGATATCACCAGCAGTGAATGTAAGAGGTGCGCGCGCGTTTATAAGTTGCTCTGCGAATTTTCCTTTCTTTGCTTTATAGCGTTTTTTATACTCTGCCGCACGGTCGGGATGAGTAAATTGATATGCGTTCCCCTGTGCGGAACGTTGATGAGAACGATTTCGTCTTGCGTTTCTGGCTTTAACAGTCAAAGGGTTTTCTTTTCCGTGACTCATGATATAACACCGAAAATATAGGTCTTCGAGCAAGCGAACAATGAATGTTTAAGTTTTGTCAATTCTAATACCTCTGGTAAAAAGATTATTGTAACTTGTTATACGCGTATTCTATTTAAGGGTTTCGTCTGGTGTCGGATAATTTTAAATCATTATTATAAAGTTTATAGATTTCCAATGAATTTTTAATTATTTTTCTTACATACTCACACATACCAACTGCATGCGATTCTCTATTTCCTGCAATATTAACACAAGTTTTTCCATGAACAAATAATTCTTCTGCTATTCTTTCCGGTGCAGAATATGAAGCATCATAAAATAATTTTTTTGCTTTCAAAACTTCTCTTTTAGTAGCAATTCCACCCGGAGAATAAACATTTCCAAACCATATTGTAAAGTCGGAATTTTTAGCATTCAATCGTGTCCTTCCAACATAATCTAAACCGGAATCTATTAATCCAAAACTCTTTAGAAGTTCCGGTCGTGGGCCATTTTCAGTATAGAAATTGGATGGAGCGTATCCACCTGTCGGAAATCCAGCATCGCGCGCGCCAAACAATCCGCCTTGATCCGCGCCGGACTGTCCACCCGAGATTATTTTTAGAGACATTTATACGTCACCGGGTTTTAAAAACTTTGACGGTATATGAGATTTAACATCATTTAAAACAGATTTGACCTTCTCGAAATCAAATTCATTATTAGTTCTAATTCCAGATTCCATATCAATCCATATTTCCTCCTTATCGGGAACAACCTTTCTTAAATCATGTAATACAGACAAAACGTTATCCGGGGTTATCCCTCCTGCATATCCATTAAATTTATGTAATATTGGAGATGGATATTCCCTTATCGATTTTCCTTTTCCACGGGATTCATCAAACAGGAATTCTATTGCCGGTTCTCTCTCCAAGCAGGCATTCAAAATTTTATTCCCTTCGTTTGCCTGAATAACGACATATCTTCCGGGGTCGAGTGCATGATAACGATTTATGGCATATCGAAAATCATAATTTTTTCTTCGTGTAAGTAACTCTAATACATCATCGAGATCAAATGATGATTTTTGAAAATTTAATTGAATGCGATTGGATTTGAAAATATACCGCCATATTTCTTGTTCATCAAAAAGAAAATCTTTAGATCCGAAAGCAAAGTTTTCTGCATCAGCACCACAAATATGAAGAGAAATATTTACATTCTTAAGATTTCCATCAAATAATGTTTTGATCCATTGTTTCGATGGATATCTTGGCTGATCCATTTTCTTTGGGTACCATAAAATACCCCATTCTACAAATGGGAATTCTTTTGATAATTCATATAATTCTTCTGGATTTACTTTATCATCCGCTCCAGTTATTGTTACAGTTTTTAAAATCATTCTGATCCTTCACCCTTCTTAATAGTAATCTCCGTCTCATACCAATCTCGGGGATGCACGAGACACATAAATTTTCCAATAGCATTAAACATCAGGAAAATACCTACTGCTAAATATCCCCACATGAGATAATTAGTTTCTATTGAAGACGCACGCACAAATGCAATACCCCCAATTAAATAAAGACCCATTAACATAATATCAAGGAGCGCGCATAATGCTCCACTATATGTGAGCCTGCGAGAATCCCATTCTTCTTTTGTGTAGGTTGGTGTGGTCAATCATAGCACCCCGCTTTTATACACATTTTTTCTGAAAAATACATTGCATCGTTACAAAATTTTGCAATTAAAAATTTTGTTTTATTATCTTTACTTAAAGATAGCATAGATAGGATTTTATAATATAATCCCTTCATTCTGTAATGTTGTGATTTTATTGTATAATACAACAACTCACTTTTGGTCATTCACTTCCACCATTTCCCTAACAGAAGTCCCTTAAACAACCAAACCCCCATTACCAACAGCGCACCAAACAAAATCACAACAAGCAGGCCCGCGCTTATTCCAGTAAGAAGTGCAGCCGCGATTCCTAATATGATACCAGCAACAAACACGATGATAATAAATATCTTCGCAATGCTTTGTGCGGCACTCTCAACTGCTTCTTTACCTATAAATTGTGTTTTCTGTTTCCAGATGATCCAGCCACAAAAGACCAATGTTATTAAAGCGAGGGTAACAACTAGTGCTCTAACATCTCCTAATAGAAGCGTTGCCGCAATACCAGAGAATACTCCCGCTTCAAATACGATCAAAATGAAGAAACGTATGAGGTTGCGCGCGATTGTTTCTTGCGGGGTCATGATGTAACCACCCCGCATGTTTGGTTTCCGCATGTGATTGGAGCGTCGATGGAATAAATCCATTTAAAACCCCAATATTCTTTTATTTTTACCTTTGTAGTAAGATTGTCTTTAACTTTAAGTTTCGTAACAACGTCTCGAACATAATATACGTTTTCATTAGTATCAATAACAGTCATATCATAATAAGAAGAAATATGTTTACACACCGTTATTGTATCTGTATATGTAGATCCAAATACGAAGAACGAAGAAGCAATGATACCAACAACAAACAAAATTATAGACAAATAACAACAAAGATTAAATTTCAACAAAATGGACATGATAAATAATATACATGCTCCAATTATTGCAATTATAAATGGAAAATATAACATAGGATCAACATCAAACGGAATCATTTCTTTACAACCTCTTTAAACGCCTCTTCGATATCTTCATCTGTAGCACCTTCAATAATATCAGCCGCACCGTGGTCAATCAAATATTTCTTTGTAACTTCGGTAGTCGGGATATTAGATGCCTTACAATAGAATCTAATCATCTGCGCAAGGCGCGCGGTTACTTTGTTAGTAGTTGAAGTAACGGGAGTAACAGGAACAATGGGTTTTGTGTCGGGTATTCCAACAGAAGCGGGATTCTCATTAGAAATTTCCACAGGTGTAACTTCTTTTGTCTTCTTTGTGTATGCGCGCTTTTTCTTTTCTGGTGCAGGCGGGGTCATTGGTTCAAACACCATTTCGGGTTCTTCGACAATTGGTGTAGAAACTTCCACGATTGGTTCTTTGGGGGGAACTTCTACTACTGGCATTTTAACAGCAGCAACTTCTTCCTTCTTCCTTCCCGGTATAACTTCAATTGTTATCTTGATCGTTACAGATTCGTTGGTTTCAATTGCATTTTCCATATTTCTAAACCTCTATGATTGTTCATATAGGACGCGATTGTATTTAATTCTTGTGTCGGAAGGATTAAATACAAACAACAACAAACACATAACACGCGTCATACCAAAACGCAATTTTGTATAGTTATCAGACCATTCAATTATAGGAGTCCACAAATGGGAACTTACGAAGATAAACTCATTAAAGAACGATATTGTGTGGAAGGAGAGCATTGTTATGAAGATGTTTGTAAACGTGTTGCAAACTATATAGGAAACGACCCCAATCAAGTTGTTAGTTTCATGACATTAATGCTTGATAAAGATTTTTTGCCCAACTCCCCCACGCTGATGAACGCCGGTACAGACAACCCAATGCTGTCGGCTTGCTTCAGATTACCAGTTGAAGACACCATTGAAAGTATTTTTGATGCTAACAAAAACGCAGCAAAGATCTTTGCGAAGGGGGGAGGCGTTGGATTCAATTTCTCAAAACTCCGTCCTGCTGGAAGCAGGGTTGGAAAACGCAATGGTGTTTCCTCCGGTGTGGTTTCTTTCATGGAAGTTTTTAATACAATGACAGAGGTTGTAAAACAAGGAGGTGCACGAAGAGGCGCAATGATGGGATGCCTTGATATCACCCACCCAGAAATCAAAACCTTTATCACATGTAAACAACACGAAGGAAAACTTTCAAATTTCAACATATCTGTAAAACTCACTGATGAATTTATGAAATCTCCAAACAACGAGATTATGAGTTTAATCGTTGATGGTATTTATAAAAACGGGGAGCCGGGTATTTTATTCAAAGACACCATCGAAAAACACAATCCTGCTCCAGAATATGGAGAACTCGATCCCAATCCGTTAAATTCCGTGCGGATTTAAAATCGCGTAAATTGCTGGAACACCCTTAAGCATTTCTAACTACAACGCAATCAGAAATGGTAAACGTGAATGTTTTAAGAATAGAAATGATTGGGCAATCAGCAGCCAAGCATCTCAATGAGATGAAGGTTCAGAGACTATAGACGCGACATTGATGATATAGTCCGATCTCATATGAAAGTATGAGAGTGCGACAGAAATGATCGCACCTGCAACAAAACATCGTTGCTGTAACAAAAAGCCTCACTACAAGGCGGAGAGGCGTTATTGGAATCATTTGGGAGCTGCAATCTCGGCAGCATAAACCTATCCAACCACATCAAAAACAACACAATAGACTACGACAAACTCAAATCCACAATCGATTCAGCAGTGGTGTTCCTAAACAATGTAATCGATAAAAACAAATACCCAATCCCGGAAATTGATTTCGCATCCAAACGTACACGCAAGATCGGTCTTGGAATCATGGGATTCCACGATGCACTGATTAAAATGGGTATTCCTTATAACAGCCAAAAAGCAATCAACCTTGCAGAAGAAGTAATGAAATTCATTAATGAACGCGCGCACACGGTATCCGAATCGTTAGGTAAGAACCCCAACATCAAACAAAACCGTATGAACGCTTCATTAACTTCAATAGCGCCAACCGGAACAATCAGTATTATAGCAGGCGCGTCGTCGGGTATTGAACCCGTGTTCAATTGGGTATACACGCGGAGGGATACTATGGGAGAACATTATATTGTGCATCCGTTATTTGAAAAAGCACTAGAAAAGTTTGTAAAAGACAATAATAGAGATTTAAACGAAGTGCACGATATTGTTAAGCATTGTCACGAGAAAGGAACTATTCGTGATATTGATTTCTTACCCGAATCTTTTAGAACTCTCTTTAGTAACGCAATGGACATCCCATCCTCAATGCACGTCCAAATGCAAGCAGCATTCCAAAAGAATGTTGATATGTCAATTAGTAAGACAATCAACCTTCCAAACTCTGCTACCAAAGAAGAAATAAAACAAATTATTTTCGACGCATGGAAGAGTGGGTGCAAAGGACTCACAATTTATAGAAATGGAAGCCGTGAAAATGAAGTCCTATCCCTAAAGAAACCCGTGGTAGAAGATAAGATAGTAGATTGGATCGATACTGAAAATACTTTCTACGAATCAAAAACACCTGCTATAATTTATAAAGTTCATAGCGGATGTGGGAAATTCTATGTTATCATAGGACACGACAAAGAGGAACCAACAATGATCTTTGTTGAGGGTGATGGTGTTGGTGGATGTCAGGCAAACATGGCAGCAATGGGACGTTCGATTTCTGCGGGTCTTGAATGGGGGACACCGGCAGAAAATTATGTAAAGCAATTCTCGAAAGTAAAGTGTATGACTGCCATGAATAATAAAAAATCGTGTGGAAAATCATGTGCTGACATTACAGGAAAATGTATTGATGACTCCATAAAAACACTCCAACCCAAGGAAATCGTGATTGGAAAGAATGAAGAGAAGTGTTGTGATAATCCCCATTATGTTATGGAAGGCGGATGTAGGATTTGTACGAATTGTGGAAAGAGTAAATGTTCATGATAAATTATATATACTAACAACGCGTATAAGTGATAAACATGAGCAGACACGGCAAAAAATTTTGTATGATTTGTAATCCCTATGGAAACGGATCTACGGGAAACCCGGGAACGGAAGCAGTTGGAAGATATTATCTCAAACGAGAGACTTCCAATCAATTTCAAACGGGGTGGATTTCTGTATGTAATAATTGTGTTGATACTATATTAAACACAGATTATAAAATCGAATTTTTTAACGGTCTTATATCCGGGGGTAAAAAAGAAATCAACACAGATCCAAAAATTAACGCAGGGCCATATAATCACAATTGGAGTAAAGATAATCTTGTAACAATGGAAATCGATGAAAAACTTGTTGATCATTGTGTTTGCGGAAAATGTGGAGCTGAAGGATATTGGTTCGGCGCGCCTTTTGCACCATTAAAAGGATGTTCAATACCAGATGAGGAAGATAAATGACCCGCCCCGAATGTGCTGGAATAAAGGAAGATCGTTCTGATAGATGCGACTTTTATGACCCATATCCATGTGGTTGTGTATGTAATAAATATGACAATGAATATGTAGAATGTATTACATATTGCACATGGAGAACAATAAAGGGAGAACGCGTAAACAATCCCATGAATCCCCTATACATGAATAGAATACCAAGATGGAATGAAGTTATATTCAATGGAGAAATCCGTACCATCCACAATGATTTTTATAACCCAGATGGCATTATAACATGGGGAGACGATGGGAGAATGGAAGATCCCGTAACGGGGATGGTGCAACTTAAAAATGGAACAATATTAACCTGCGAAGAATATTTTGAGACTACACCGGTTGGTAAAGATCTATCAAAATTTGTTGATAAAATGAGGAAAAAGAAATGAAACGAAATATAAATAAATTTAATCATAAGAAAGATTGTGATTGCCCAATTGTAAATCCTATAACTGAATGGACTGGGGGAAGCAATCTCATCATAGTTGGGTATAAATGTCCAAAATGCTTGGAAGAGACATTTATTGAAAACCGCGAATCACCAGTTCAAAATCCATATAGTTACACAAGTAGCGAGGGGGAACATATAACATGAAACGAACACCAAAATCGCAACCACAAAAACTAACACCCCCTCTACCCGGTCGTAGAACTGGAGAAATCTACATCAACTTTGAAGATTGCAATCAAGACATCCTTCTTTTCTGCGCGTTCCGTTATGCATTAGGCAGGCAAACATATGTAGTCGGAGCAATCGCTGATATTATCAAAGCAAATTGGAATCATATGCCACAGAGCAGGCGCAATTTATTTAGGAAGGAAATAGAAGAAGCGATTGAAAAAGGATATGCTGGTAGCGTTAATATTGATGTACCGGAATGGTTGTCGATTTTGCATATGGTTGATGGGGATGTTAAAAATGATTAAATTTATAGCATTTACATGTTGTGCGACGTGCGAACATATGAAAACAAAAGAAAGTTCGTGTCATACACACAAGACTTGTGATTTGGATGATACAGAAACAGATGATTATCTCGTTTGTGGGCATTGGGTGATGAGCGAGTATTTGAAGAAGTTTACAAATAAAGAATAACTATAAATACGAATACCACCTATTTTAATACGCGTTATTGGAGGCGATGATTATTAATAATTCGTTTACATTAGAAAACATTTTCCCATTCAATCACCCAGACAAAAAAGAATATCTTATAGATATTACAAATAAAATCTCAAAATTTGTTCTTGATACTTATAAAGACAAATTAGATCCTTCCGTTTCGTATTCCGCCGATAAAATAAATATAGGTTTTAGTAATAGAAAAAACGCATGTGTAGGAATATGTAGAAGAATCCCTAGAATAATATATTACAATGAAACAAAAATCCGTGATTTGGAATATGAAGAATTAATAGACCTCGCTTCACATGAATGTGCGCACTTGATTTATGATGGGCACGGAAAGGATTTTAACGACGTATATAATTTATTAATAGATGTTTGTATTAAAAATTTAAGAGAATGTAATAGGTGTTTAAATTGATTATTCAAGGCGATGCTTTAACTGTATTGAAGAGGATGGATAGCGAGTCTGTTCATATGGCTGTAACAAGTAGTCCTTACTATGGACTACGGAGTTATGGGACAGAACCGATTGTTTGGGATGGAGATCCAAATTGTCAGCACGAATGGATATCCAAACCAATAATTAGAAAGGGAAGCACAAACGGGAGAGAATTATCAACTCTTGTATCTGCTGGATCGGAAAAAACCATTGCAACTGGAAATACAAACAGTATAGGAAAAACAAAACAATTCCGTTCCGACACTTCAAATTTCTGTTCTAAATGTGGGGCGTGGAAAGGTGAACTTGGGCAAGAACCAACACCAGAGATGTTTGTGCGCCATCTCACAACTATATTCCACGAACTAAAAAGAATTTTAAGAAATGATGGTATTTTCTGGATGAATATTGGGGATTCGTATGCGGGGACTGGGGCTGGTCAAAAAGATACTGGGAAAGCAACATATACTGAATCATCATGGCCGCAAAAACGGTACAAACCTGCCGGGAATATCAAACCCAAAGACATTATAGGAATTCCGTGGATGTTGGCCTTTTCTATGCGCGCGGATGGTGCAGCATCACCACAAACAATGTATACTGTAGAAAAAATTAAATCGTCCTTACTTCAAGATTACAATACATGGGACGAAGTTCCAAAACATACAAAAAGAACAATAGAAGATCTAGATGAAGAATGGTTAAAAGCATCAAAAGGTGGTTGGTATCTCCGTAGTGATCTCGTCTGGATTAAAAGAAACAGTATGCCCTCCTCGGTAACAGACAGACCCGGCTCTTCAATTGAACACGTATTTTTATTTTCCAAATCTCCAAAATACTACTACGACCACATAGCCACAATGCAGAAATCATCGGAATCTTATAACAAAGATAAACGCCCACGCGGGGTCGTTCGACAAAAAGTTAATGAAAATACAAAATATGATCGTAACGACCCACAATATGCAAAATTTGAAACAATTGCAGATGAATTAGTAGCGCCGGTTCCTAAACAAGACGGCACCGGCAACGAAACATATACCGGTTTTAATGCGCGCTACGAACCAAATGGTCTTGGCCTTCGATACATGCGCGATTCTGATTTCTTCTTCAAAACATGGCAAGGACTTCTTCATAATGAAGATGGGGAACCAATGGCATTGGTGGTGAATCCGAAAGGTTATAAGGGTGCACATTTTGCTTGTGTAGATTCAGAAACCGAATGTCTTACAATAGGGGGGTGGAAACGTTATGATCAAATTAAAGAAGGAACTCCAATTTTTACCTATAATATGAAAAAAGCATGTTTAGAAATACAACCAATAAAAAGTATCTTTTCATATAGATATTCTGGAAATCTCATAAGTGTTTTTGGAAGATCTAGCAATATGCTCATGACCCCAAATCATAGATGTGTAGTAACAACACGCGATAAAAAAATAAAAAATGGACGACACCCTGCAAAAATAGTAGAAGCTTCAAACCTTAAAGATGGAATGAAATTTATAGTATCTTCACATCTCGATTTTAATCCAATCATTCCAAATGATCCAAAAGAATATTATGAATTATTGGGATGGATATTATCAGAAGGACATTTTACAGATAACGGTGGAATAGGTATATCACAATCGGTTTCAAAAAATCCGCAAAAATGTAAAAGAATTCAATACTTGTTAGAATTTCTTAAAATTGATTTTAATACATGGCAAAGAAAACGAATCTATAAAAACACAACATCGGAAGAACAAGAATGGAAAATAAGTGGAGAATATAGAAAAAAAATTCGGCATATGATACCAAATAAATATATGATACCGGAACATTTTATAATGCTTCCAGATGAATATATCGAATCGTTTATTTCCGGATTTGTTGGCGGAGATGGACATATAAGACCAGATGGTAGAATAACAATCTCTCAAAAATCAAAACAACCGCTTGATATTATTCAAGCTATGTTTCTTCGAACAAACAGATCTTGTATTTTATCACAGCGTGGAGGGGGAATGTGGTCAGCATTTATAACTCATAATAAAAAAGATAGATGTTTTAAAAATAGCACATCTTCTTTAATACATGATAATTATTCATATGATGGAATTGTATGGTGTCCTTCTGTAGAAAATGGAACATTTGTTGCCAGAAGAGGAGGAAGACCATTTATAACCGGAAATTCATTCCCCGTAAGACTTGTAGAACCCCTAATTTTAGCAGGAACATCCGACAGGGTATGCCCAAAATGTGGTGCTCCTTGGGTTAGAGTTACAAAGAAAGAATCTTATATAACCCGCCCTACGATTGGAAATGATGATCAAAAGAATAAACTTGTTCCCGGAAATTCGCAAGGGCTAGAACGAACCGGAGGACATGTTGCACAAAATACACGAACAATTGATTGGAAACCAACCTGTACCTGCAATCTCGATCCGATTCCAGCAACCGTAATTGATCCTTTCTCTGGTTCTTCAGCAACAGGAGTTGCTTGTAAATTACACAATAGAACTTATATAGGGATAGAACTTAATCCCGAATATGTCAAACTTGGAGAACAAAGAGTTAAAGAAGGCAAATAACCAACATTAAATTAATATAAATATTATAGGAGATATATTAAATGCCAAAACTAACCGAGCGAGAACGCGAAGGATTTGAGAAAATACTTACACAAGATTTAAAAGCAATTAACAAACGTTTTATTAGTCAGATAAAAGACTTTTGGGGAATTGCTCGTGATAAAGTGCTTAAAGAAAAAGGATGGGATGTTCTTATATCAGAAAAGGAGCAATTAGAACAAAAACAAAAAGAAATCAAACAACGAATGCATGAAATAGAAAATATTTTAAATAGTGAAAAATTACGAGTGGAACAAGTTATAGAACTTGGTGGAAAATCAAATGAATACGGGAGATGCGAGGGTGCAAATTTTTATGGTATTCCAGTAACTTCGCAATTTGAATACGAAATAGTAGAGTATATTAAACAAAATATAGATCTTGAAGTTCCTGCGAAAATACTTCGTGACGTATGTGAGTCTTCAATCCGCGCGCTTGTAATGGCTGGAACATTTGAAGAAGCACGTGGGGCATATGAAAAGTTTTATTCGTTGGACTTCAGAAAATACGGGGTCGATATTCCTCCAAGATTGGATGATCTATGCGCTAATAAAAATTCGATGTTATATGCACAGCAATCGTTACAACAGATCGAAAAGGGAAAACCGGATATTAAGTTGATTGAAAGCCCACCCGAAGGAGATAAACAATGAATTTCAATACACAAGAAGCATTGATAGGTATAATCGGAGGGATTGTTATAATACTTATTGTTGCAACGAGTATACACATCTTACAAACTTGATATTACTTATATTGTATAAATACATCAAATGCACAACACTTTAATATTACCACAACACTGTGTAACAAACCGGGATGGTAGTTTGGTCTATGAAAATGTCCATAAACCATATGATGCTATACAACAAATACGCGTTTACAAACAAAATTTTGAACTATATGGAAATTCCATATAGTTGTATATTAAAATAGCAATAGTGTTATTCTTCTTTTAATTTTTTAAGCAACAACTCTTCATATCGTTTCACAATTTCGATCTGAAAATGAGATGGTCTGCGTGGACGATATAAACTAAATTTAATATTGTTTTTAGACACATTGGTTAATCTTTCGGAAATATATTTTGATAAATCACCACTTGTAATTTTTGTCATAATATTAGTATGTGATATTAATATTTAAAGATTCTTCTTTTCAACCCAATCAACCACTGCACTCGTTTTAATCCCAATATTTTCGTAATCGTGTTAATGACCCAGAACCAATCTCCTACCATAATATCAAAACGATAGAAACAATGTCTGCAACCCACATTTAAAATCAAACCTCTTTCCGGAACAGGCATGTTCATAAGAGTTGACACTTTCCCACACCAACATGAGTGATTATAGGTTTACGAAATAATTTAGATAATATTACAAATGGCAATGCAGGATAATCAGCAAACCACAAAATAACCACGTCGGATTTTTTTATGTTATTCCATTCTAACATAGACCCTAATAGAAAATTATGTATATTTGAAAATGATGCAGCGTGTTTTGAAAAATCAAATATTCTCAATTTGTGATTCTCTGATAAAAGATCAGCGTCTTGCTGTATAAAAATGGATTGCATGGTTCCGGCAAAATAAATGTTCATAGGTGATCTCCTAAAAAATTATTGTAAAAGAGTATGCTATACTCGTATATAAAAGTTTCTGATGATGAAAGTTATTGGGTGGAAAGACGATAATGTAGGTGTTGAATGTTTGGGGATTAATCAATACAATTATCTGCTTCTTCGATTTGATTCTTTTCTATTTTTTCATTATAATCACTTCTTTTTACTATTTCCCAACAACAATTACTCCTCTCTTTTAAAGTGGTATCACTTGCTAAAAACCGAAGTTCTTTGCCAGATACATTATAAATTTTATAATCTCTCACGGTTCCACCCACACCCCGTTTTCAAAATAACCAAGACCCGATAAATGTTTATCAATAACAGAAAGTCTTGTATTCAAATCATCTCTCTTCTTCATTAAATCATTCCGTTCCTTTTGTAGACCACCGATCCAAAGATCCTCTTCGTGAGATATAATATAATCACGAATGGTTTTAGCCATCTCTTGGTCTGTAGCATATAAAATTCGCTTGAGCCATGCATCTATTTCATATACAATATCATCGGAATTATCAAGTTCCCGATCTGTTTTAATATTACAATACATCTTTTTCGAACCATCGGGATTCACTATCGCAATGTGAGTTGAAACTGATTCTTCCGATGGATTAAGAAAATTGAAGTGTCCGGTTCTGCTTTCTACAATAAGGTATTCTTTTTGTTTCATCTTAATACCCCGGAAATATTTCTTCTAAACATTCTCTTGCATCTACTTTCTTCTGTTTATAAGATTTCTTGTTCGTTGTCATAAATCCAACAATGAACTCATCCGTTACGACGCCACCATTATTAATATTAGCAAACTCTACCAATTCGGCAAAACACTCGTTACAAATATAACCAAATTCTGAATTGTAACGGTCGCACATAATGTTTTCGCAACCTTCTCTGTAACATGGCATTACACCCATTTAAATCACTTCTCCTTGAACGACGCACAACCCATTTTGTTAATGAAATACTGCACATCCGAATGCCACGTCGTTTTCCAATATTCGGAAAACGGACAACCATCCTTATTATTATTTTTGCAATTTTCACAACGTTTTTTGTGGAATGTTGTTATCATGGTTTACCACCATACCCAATAACATGCGCTTTAATTACTGCGTGTTCAAATGATTTGCGCATTGCGATCTGTGTATCAGTCCATTTCCTTGCTGCTCCATTAGCATCAACAACAATGTCTACTGCTTTAATCAGAGTATTTGCTTCTGATTCGGTAATCCGAGATTTTGAATATAAGTCCATCATCACCCATTCATCTCCGCAAGACAAATCGCGCGTTCCGTTTTACTACAATTGCATCCACATTCACGACATTTATTAGGTAAATCTGATATTGGTTCTTCCGTGATGGTGGTGCGGTTGTAGTGGATCATCGTCTCCCCCTATTGTTCTTTAACGAACACTTACCACCGGTTGCCCAATATACCATTCTGGGGCAGATATCACAATCCCAACCCCACCCTTCGCATCCACCATCTTTACATCTTTCGTGTTCTTCTTTCTCTTCCCAAAACTCACATTCGTCATGACTTTCGGGACATTCCTTTTTAATGATAGGGCAATATGACATTATTCATCACCATCACGATTTCTGTCTTCACATACGTGGCACACTCCACAATTACATAATATAGATCCACATTCGGTGCAAACACCAAACATCTCTTCCATACTTCTCATGTGATCATTCATGTCGTCATCCATCTTTCTTCACCTACTCCAAAAACTTTCTACAATACTACTACGCGTTCTATCTATTTAAAACCTTCGGTATCCAGTAAAACTTAAAAAAATAATATTAAAAATAGATTTTGTTCTTATTACTGCGCTGCATTCTTCATAGGAGACCGAGCAACACGACCATCCTTACCAACAAAGTAGAGATAACCCTTCTCTTTAGTAACCTTCTGCGTGCTCACGGTCTTACGGCTTCCAGTCTTGTTTGACTTTGCAGGAATACGATCTACATTTCCTTCTGCTGTGACGCAATACAGGTATCCCTTCTCACGCGTAATAACTTCTTTACCTACAACTTCAGTCATTTTTAAATTCTCCTTTAAAAGTGCAATCGTTAGTCGATTGACTATATACGATTATCACTTCTAGTTTAAATAGTTTTCGTATAGTGTAGAGAGTAAAATAATAAATAAGATAATAGAAACACTAAAACGCGCGGGAATGGAAAGGTTTATTATGTTATACTACCAATACGTATATTGATTATTATGAGTAAAAACAAACAACCACGCGATAAAAACGGAAAGTTTGCAAAAATGATCAAAGTTGAAGATAAGTATGGAAACGTTGCTTATTTCACTCCTGAAGAAATGGCAGGATTCAAAGCAACATCGAAGAACCCGGATTGTAAACCTGCGACAAGGGGGTATGTGAAGGAATTGATGAGAAAGACGAGGGAACATACACATGAATTCACCGGAGAACCATTTTTCACCGGGTTTGGAGCATTGATTGGATTTGTTGCAACAATCGGGTTCGCATTGGGTATGGGTACGACACCTAATTTTGTAGCATGGGGGTGGTATCCACCCGTTGGGCCTTCAATTGCATTCACGCTGGCGTGTTTCATGTTCTTTTTGGATAATGTTGAAATTAGTGTTAAAGGAATATCGGAACCCACACCAAAAGAACTTTACAGATACACCCCACCGCGCAAGGATGAGTGTGAGGAGGAGGAGGAGGAGTAATTAATTTTTCTTTTTTTAATCATTCATATATCCAACTTTTATTAGGGGAATTTTTTTCCTTCTCTTCCAGAAACTTCAACACTTTTATTGAGGCATCGGTTGCTCCATAACCAATTATACATGTGTATCCCACACGGGTCAGATACGCCATTATTTTCTTCTGTTCCTCTGAAACAACTCCGCCTTTCTCGCGCTTAAGTTCTATAAAAACGCGCCACGCTGGTATAAACAGGTCTGGTATCCCTGCCACGACGCCCATCTTCTTAAGACGCACGGCAGTTTTTATAGAACGCTTTTCTCCATTGGGGCAATGATAAATCAATACACCCGGGAATTTTTGATGGAACCAAATCAAAAATCCATATTGGTGAGATGCCTCGGAGGATTGGGATTTTGTTTTCAAATTAATACGACCCCACACAACTTTCTTGGAATCCACCAAATTAAAAGTGCAACAATACCCCATATCGCAAATATTGTAAATCCATCAAATGTTTCACGGAGTGTCATCTTTCCTCCCCCACAATCCCTTAATTTGTCCGGGTTCTTTATACTTACTCGATCTTTCCATAATATTTAATATTATAATATTTATTCGTTAATGGATTATAAACCTTTCGTGTGGTTGTTATTTCCGAATAAAGAATTTTATAAATGTCTTTGACCGATTCATCAATAATATCAGTGTTATTGATATTCATTTGTATTTTCAAAAGCAGTTCAATTATTTTATCGTGTTGTTCTTGGGTGTAGTTATAATTCATTTTGTAATCTCCTCTTTGAAATCTCAATATACTTCTCTTCTTTTTCAATGCCGATACATTGTCTTTTTAATTTCTTACAAGCAACTGCTGTTGTGCCGGAACCAAGGAACGGATCTAAAACAACATCGCCTTTATTACTAGACGACTCAATTAAATATTCAAATAATTTTAATGGTTTTTCTGTAGGGTGTAATTTATTTCTACCACACGGGAAATTTAAAACAGATCCTTTACAATGCTGGTTGAATGTCGCATTCTTAAATTTTCCATATACACAACACTCCACACTTGATAACCATATATATTGCCCGTTCATCGGACTCGGATTAGTCTTATTCCATATCATAAGTCGCGTTGATAATCCCTTCGATATCATTAGCCCCCGCAAATCAGATACTTGTTCAGTACTACAAAATATGTAAATACTTCCTGTAGTCAATCTCACAAATTCGTTTATTAACGAATTTAAAGAAAACTCTACAATGTCGGCAACACCCTTATTTAAACTTCTCAATCCGTTGGAGTTTCTATTGATTACACCATAAGGTATATCTGTTATAATCAAATCCACGGATTTATCCTCAATATCTTTCATAACCTCCAAACAATCGCCTTGAATAATCATTTTACCCCTTCGCAAATAATATTATAATAATCTTCAGCAGGATAAATATAATAACTACACTTATTCTGATCTATAAGTATATTATACTCTGCGGTGCTTATCATAGGGAATACGATTTCGGAATTATTGTCTGTGTATCCGCTCGTTGGAGGAAAATCATCTGTTGCCCACGCTGCAACACTTATTCCCTCCTTCTCTGGATAGATGTGAAATTTTACGTAATGATCCATATATCCGAAATCAATATTATTATCATATTTATTTTCAATTTCGCGATCTACATAATTAATGTATAAAATGCCACATGATATTAAAAGAATACTAAATATAAATAATATTATATATTCGTCTTTCATTCCTCACTCCCCCATCAACTTCTGCTGGGTTGACTGGTTCTTTTTAAAGACAAACCCTGTTACACGACTAAATTTTCCATCGGGCCTCACTTCTATCTTTTCTACTTGTCGCCAATTTTTATATTCTTTTAGTGCTTCTTCTACCGAAGTTGATTTCCCACCAAACTGGTTGACTAACGCGCGTGCCTTTTCTGCCGGATACCCCTTGTGATCCAAACAGATCCAAATCGGATAAGCCCTATCCATTCTATCAATAAATTCCATTTTTACACTTGGGGTTTTTCCGGGTTTGGAATGTTTTGAAACCCAAGTGCTGGTTACGTCTACAATAAAAGGACGCACTTGATCACTAGTCACCGGCCCACTGTACGCTTCCGTTCCGTGTTTTGCTTCCGCATCTGGTAAAGGAAACTCATATCCACACGCTGGGCATTTCATTATGCGCGCATGTAGAATGACTTTGCAGGTAGGACATTCCTTCATTGGCGGTTTAGATTTTTCTTTTCCAAATACATCTTTTGTGCGCTGAACATCGATTTCATCCAACAAGCCATGACGCAAAACATTTTCGCCGTAATCGAGAAGAAGGCACTCTGTCTTCGGGGAGCCTCCATTTCCAGAATACGTCCTAGCACCCCGACCCACGACTTGGATATACTTACCCGTGCTAATTGTTGAAAAAAGGAGAACGATCATATCTGTAATGGGGGCATTGAACCCGGTGGTCAGGACTCCGACGTTGCAAATACATTTCAACTTCCCGTTTTTAAAATCATTTACAATCTTGTCGCGTTCTTCCGTTTTGGTATTTCCTGTAAGAACTTTGCATTCAACACCGTGCTTTCTAATTTCTTGTGCAACGTGCTCTGCGTGTGCAACACCCGAACAGTAAACAATCCACGCTCGGCGAGTTTTCCCATATTCGACAAATTCTTCAACTGCGAGACGAACGAGTTCTTTATCATCAGCTGCGTGAGCTAATTCCCGTTGATTGTACTCCCCGGCTTGAATATGCACATTAGTAAGATCGATTTTCTTTACTCCGGACTTTGAAACGATTGGAACAAGATACCCATCACGAATCAAATCTTTCAAATCAGTACAATGAGCGATCCCATCGAAAAGACGATCTTTTCCTGCCGTCAGTAAACCCTCGCTCGTTCTAAATGGTGTTGCGGTTGCGCCCCAGATCACCACGTGGGGGTTGGCCACTTTCATATCTTTTATGAACTTCCCATAACGAGTAGTTTCTTTGGGGGAGATGGAATGTGCTTCGTCAATTATGACAATATCAATTTTATGAGGAAGGCTGTACACCTTATTATAGATTGATTGAATACCTGCAAAAATCACGGAATTTTTTACGTCACGCGAATTCAGCCCGGCGGAATATATACCAGCACTTACTTCCGGGCACAATGCTACAAATTCGTCGTGGTTCTGTTGAACCAATTCCCTTACATGCGCGAGAACCATTATATGAACATATGGTGATTCATCAAGAACGGTTTTGATAAATGATGCCACAACGAGGCTCTTCCCAGCGCCGGTTGGCAAGACGATCAGTGGAGATCTACCTTTATTTGTTGCCCAATACTCGAACAAATCCGAAATGGCCTGCAATTGGTAAGGACGAAGTTGTAGGGTCATGATATCTTTTCAAGAACCATCTCAACATCATAAATCCCATCCCCACCCATCTGATTCAACACGATTGTCCCATCGGGCGCGTTTTCGAAATACTTGGTTGCTTCCAAAAGATCATCCCATTTATCTTCAGCAACAATATAACACGGGTCGCTCACCACAAGTTTCCCAGATGTAATATTAATAACACCTTCACCTTCAATTTTACCATCGAATGTATTATCAATATTCCACGATACTTTATAACGACCCGGATCTACTTTGAATACCTTCTGAAACCTTTTCTCAATGGGTTGATGATCCTTTCCATAAAAATCAATATCCGATAAAAGGATTGTTCCAGAATCAACACCAATATCTCTTGCAACAAACTTCATGATAATTTATACGCGTTAGTTCTATTTAAGGGTGTTGGTTTATCATTAAAATTTATTCTTTTCTAAATTCTCAATACATTTATCAAAAATAAAGTCCTCAATATTTGAGAATTCTTTTCCATGACCATCATAAATAAGATGCGCACATTCATGAACTACAACATGAAGAACATTTGCTTTATTCATATCATTTATTTTTGATTCATTATACGCTATAATACGTGGGATTCTCCTACATGTTCCAACACAAGAATTTTTACGAGGATTCCAATAAATATTTATATGCCCCCCATTAGAATAAGAAATCGTCGGATCTAATTTATCTTTATAATATTCGAGTGTGAACATACCAATCTTATTAGTAATACACGCACACCAATCTTTGTTACTAATACCGCTTGGAGGGAAGATATTATCCAGTTTGACTTCGTTCATTCGTTGTCACCTATATTTTCATTATGCACCGGACACTCACCCAATGTTTTAAACGGACACTTTACAAAATAATAATCACAATCGGTATTACTACAATATCCACAACGATTGTAACCACAATCTTCGCTATCAACGGTCACGGCCCATCCTCCCTAAACTCTTTTGGCATTGGCGAATCCACAGGACACGCTGGGTGCCCGTGAAAGTCTAATATCTTGGGATATATTTTCGCAGGCCCATCCCATTCACAATGTTCACCACAACGATAACAGTGTGTTTTTGTGGAAGTTATTTCTGGTTCGTGTATGATAGAATTCTCGTGCCATACTTCCGATTTTAAATTTTCACACAATCCGTTTATACTTTCTTTATCTTCGGAATCGCCTTCGATTGTAATTTTGAAGTGGTATGACATTATTCATCATCCCAATCTTCCGGAGAAAACCCTTTAACAAACAATCCTGATGACATTAATATATCATTTTCATCAGTATAAAATATACGAATGCCTTTGCATTTTACTTTTTTCGGGTCTGTACCCAGTGTTGTTGCAAGCGACTCACCAATAGTCTTTGCAAGATCGTTCATATTCACATCTTCTTTAAAACGAAATTCATCTTCTGTCATAATTTACTCCTATGAAAATGGATTCTCATACATTTCTTCTTTATCGTATTCGTTTTCCCATTCTTCTTTGCCAGTTTGTGGATCAATAACCACATCTTTCTTTTTGTTGACCACTGCGGGGTTCTTTATATACAATTGCCTGCGCGCCCAATCTGACATATTAACCAACCACATCCTCCCTTTCAATAAATTCCTTCAACTCCGAATATATTTCGCTCATTTTCTTTGCGGTTAAAAATGGAATATTGGTTCCTTCCATTGCTTCCAAAATCGCAATTAAATGGTTAATTTTTAAATTTTCAACTGTTGTTATTGACATCAATCACACCATCCCGGTTGTTCGTGCTTCTCTCTTAATGCAGGTAAACAATCTTTACAACATCTTCCAGCAAATGAATATCGAACGGTTTCAACATCGGTTTTTCCACAATGCTTGCAGAACCGCATGCCTTCAATAATCTTTTGCATATCATATTCTTGTGGAGGTTCTATAGCAAGTCCATCTGACCCCCATATAGAAATTTCCACTTCGTAAAGATTCTTCACATTTGGATATTTATTTAAATCGTGCGTTCGTGTTAAAATCAACATCGAAAATCCATCTTTGGATAAACTGGATGCCGATTCCACAGACTCGTGATGATCATATGTTGGTTTTATAGACCAACCGTCTTTTACGGCGTCGTCACGGAATTTCTGTACCTGTTGCAACTGTTCGATGTTATTATTTGGGCGTTTCATCTACCCCACCACCACACATTCCCTTCTATATTCCTTATTCATCGCGCGATAAACAAGCCTCTTACCAACAATCTTCTTATAATAATCTCTTATTGCTTCTTCTGGTGTTTCGCCGTTTCCGTATGCAGCAATTAAAATACAACCGTCTTTTACTTCAACGTGGTTCAAACTTGCATAGAAAATACTTTCTTTCTCTGACCAATTCATCCGCATTTTAATTTCTAAAGCGGGATACTCAAATTCACTAACGGAAAGCGCGTTTGAAATGAAATTAAACTTTTTAATAAGTTCATCTATAGTTGGTTCGGTCATAACTATGTATAGAACGCGTAAGTATTTAATACTTCTTAAACTTCCCACAACCAGAACACTCTTCCCCACAATTAAAACACCGCGCCTTCTCAAGAAACGGTGGGGTTAATGAAACGTCACATGTTGGGTTGTTACAACAATTAGTGTTTGGGTATTTAATTGAGGTTGTTTTGATGCACATGGTTAGTTACTCCTTTTTATAATCTCCTTCTCCAGATCTTTACTCTCAATAAACCCCACACCATTTATAATTTCCCCCTCATATTCTATAGTCCCCGCTTCTGGGTCTGCTCCAACCAAAGATAATGGAACTAATTCGGGAATAAAAATATGACCCGAACAACCATTCTTCTGTTCAAACTCACTCAACACCTTCTCTCGCTTACATGTCCACGTGCCATCAACTTCGGGGGTTGAAAAACTGCATGTTCTACAACTTACCAGTGGTAGTTTTTTATTCCAACACAAATCCGCGTGGTCACAGAATTTGCAACGGAAATCGGTTTCGCTTTCTCCTATTCTCTCAAGTGGTATATCACTATAAATAACACGGCGTGCTTTTTCTACCAATCTGTCTGCCACTTCCTTACAATAGTACACACGCTCACCATATAGTCTGTCGTCGTCTTTACAACAAACAATATAAAAAGCACGATCTAACTTCGCCCATTTCATGTACACTTGCATCTGGCAGTAGTGTTGGTATTTCGCTTTCTCTACTCCTTCTTTTACAAGTTTGTCATACAACTTCTTCGACGAAGTTTTACATTCTAAAATGTGAAAGGTCTTGGGAGCCTCTGGGAAACCCACCCCAATACCGTCCACAGATCCAGAAAAATGGCCGAATTCTTCTTCCTTGAAATGCAACTGTTCTCCGCTGTCTGGATCACGACTATAAATTGTGATGCCCACGGAGCGAAGGTTTTCAATAATACGATCTTCCTCCTTGTAACCGGACTCAAACAGCCTCAAAATTCTTGATTCAAAACGAGGGTCACTACACCATCGGAAATCATACCAGAGGGCGCGCGGGCACTCCTTACCCACGACGCTAGCCCCAAAATGCGCGCGACGGAAGTCTTTTGCACGATCAGCGTAACCTTTATATAATAATTCTATTGTTGGTGTGTGTTGAATTGGTAGTTGTGCCATTTATATTACCTCAAAAATTTCAATTCTATTTCCCCACGTTCGTTTTGCATAGCAACGATATCAACATCATATATTAATTTTCCGTCTCTTTTCCCCCAATCAAAAAGAGAAATCTTAAATCTATAATCTATAAGACATATGAGAACAATCATTGCAATACCAAATGCACACCCGATCATCGTTCCGCACAAACACGAAAAATATGCAACCCAAAATGAAAGCAACGACCCAATTACAATAATTGCTTTATGCTCTATTTTTAACATTTTCACATCACCTTAAATTGAACCGCACCAGTTACCACTTTACCCAAATCCCACACAAATTCAAACATCCATGCTATAGGATGCAATGGTTGCTTCTCGTATGGATTGTCTTGTGGTGTTGGCATTATACATGGCTGCGCATCATCAAAAGAATATGTTGTATAATTATATTCTTTACACACTTGATTCCATTGATTATCATAGAATTTATATCCATTTGTTGGATGACTCATATATAAAGCAGAACCAAATACACAAAATAAATCTAATAATAGAATAATCTCAACTCCGATAATAATTATTGCAACGGTGTCTTTAGGGGTTGCAAAAATTCCGGACATCATCACAAATATGATCAACACCATCAAACCACAAAATAACCACGCAAATGAAAATTCTATTGTTATCATTTATTTCCCTCCTAAAGAATAATCCTTAATTATAGTCCCGCTCGGAACGTGAATATACGTAGCAATTAACTTACTAGTCTCCGCCCCATTCATAGTATAATCTATTTTCCCATCATCATCCCACTGTTTTAATGGATTGGTAGTATGTGAATAAACCCATTCAACATATGGATATTTATTTTCGTCCTCTTTTATAAATACATTGTCTGCATCCAACGTTCCGAGTTGATATCCATTCGGAGTCACTTTATAAAATACATACTGATTAACCGATCCCCCGTTAATATATGCTCTCCCGCATCCAAGGAAGAAAGACCCACCGCCATTCATAGACCATCGTTGATCTTCAGAAAGACTTGTAATATTTTGAATTTGTATATCATTCCAAGTATTTTGTGGAGTGATTGTATATGGACGTTGATCTTCTGCGTAGAAGTGTGTTGGAATAGTAACACATAATATAAGAAATAATACAAGGCATATTTTTATTACGGTTGGTATAAATACAAATGGAGATCCAAAATTACCCGGGTGTGTTTCTATTGCAAATAATAAAAATAAAGGTAATCCACAAATAATTGATATCCACAACGTTATAGTAGAAATTAATAACCAAGTAACTTCAATCATAACGGGCACCATTCCGGGAAAGACTCTTGTTCTGCATATGTTACGAGTTTATGTCCAATATCTGGATGTTCGCAAGCCGATAAACTTTCTCCGTGGTATTCTGAAGATGACTGCTCAAAATGATAACACTGCAAACAATATGTAATAATGAGGTTCTTCTCCATGTTTTTTAAACTCCTAAACACCTCTCTCCGGAACAACGAACCGAAAAAAGAGGTTGAATTATTTCTGCCAAGGTTTCCGCTTGGCTCCACCAGCAACCGGCGCAGCAGTCTTTGTAGCAGGAGTTGCATCCGTAACATCCTTGAGTTCCTTTCCATCGACCCTTGAAAACTTCTTGATAATATTTGAATCTTCATAGCCGTTGCTACCCTTACGAATGCCCACAGAAATCACAACCGGGATATTGTGAAGTTCCGCAGTATCCTTCGGATGAAGAACACCCGTGGCGCGACAGATCGCAGAGAGATCCCTCTTTGCAATTTCTACGGTGTCGGGATTGTCATTAATGAGGTTAAGATTCGTAAATACCTTTCGATCCTTACACTCGCCTTCAATCACAGTGAATGTAAATGAAATGTGTTCTCCATTGGTCTTCTTATTGGGTACCTTCGCACTCTCGCTAATAACAGCGAGATAGTCATTGATCGGTAACAATTCAAACCGGCCCGTCGCCGGTTCCACAACATTCGCATCGAAATTAAGTTCAGTCATTTTGTATCAATCTCCTTTATATATTTTTATTCCTCTTTCTGTGCATAAGGTAAAAGTTTCTCTAGTTCCGAATAATCAAGCGGAATTGATGGGGGCAACCTATACCTGTTCTTTGCCTTAAATCCAGCGGAGGGTGTAAGATACATCTCACGGATTCCGGTATCAATTGCCCGGTTGCGAGTCTGGTTGAATCCTTCCTTCTCTGTGGTCACAAGGGTTTTAAGCGCGCAGAATCCCATGATGTCTGCATACTCTTCAACTTTTGCCGCTGCGCGCTTATGCAGTTTCAATCCATTCTGATCATATGCCGGGTGAATAGGATCTTCAATTTTCACAACCGCGCCGTGCGCAATCATGATAACTACCATATCCTTTTCATCACGCAGACGTGTAAGAATGTCCAACAGGTCTTTCCATTCAGTAGATGCTTCTACATACCCGCGTCCATATCCGGGTTCTTCAATGGAGGTAACATGCAGACGCTTACAAGTTTTTTCCCATACCAAATTCTCCGTCCAGTCCAAAGAATCAACAACCACGGTTTTAAATTCGTGGTCTTCTTTGAGCAAAGATTCCAATGCATCTATTACATCGTCATAGGACTTCGCAAGCGGGAAGTGCGGCACGTCAATATCTCCAAGTCCATCTTCCGTAATGATGAAGATTGGATCTGGAGCAGACGCACCAAATGTGGTTTTTCCAATGCCACTTGGACCATAAATTACGATGCGTGGTTTCTTCGGAGAATTTTTACTAATACTTTTAAGATCAATCACAATAGTTCTCCATTCGTTTTGTTCGTCGTTCGTTTCTGTGCGGTCGGACGCGCAACGCGTCATATCGCGTATATATGTAGGACGCGTTAGTATTTAATTGTATCTATTAGAAATTTAAATTTTTGAAATTAACAACTCTGTTTTAACGCGAGATTTTTTCTCTTTACAAAATGAAGTCATATTCATTATATGATTAAATTCTTCTATTTTGTAATTGGAATATAAATCCCTAACCAATGGGTGATCATTATAAGAAAGCAACCACTTTGATTTTTTGTTACTGATAAAATTTTTTAAATCAATGTGATCCTTTTCATTAAATGGCATAGCATATAATTTATTTCCAACAACAACATATGGTGGGTCAAAATAACTAACATCCCCCAACTCCAAATTTCTGAAATCGGTATTGGTAACTATTGTTCTTCCACGCAATAATGTTCTAACAGATTGTATTTTATTTATTATATTATCTATATTATAAACGCATCCGATCTTATATTTAGACTTTTGACCAAACCCGCCCATTGGATTCCCGTCGAACATACCAGAGAATGTACATTTATGAAAAAATATGCCTAAATACGCGCGCATAATTATATCATCGGACTTCATCAATTCTCTGTTTTTTTTAAATAAATCAATTGTAGGAACTTGACAAATTAATTCAAACAATTTTTGAATGTCTTGATCTGATCCAGATACAATAACTTTCCATATTGAATAAGTAAACTTATCAAAATCATTCATATGTATTATAGAATCGGGGTACTTTTGAGCATACGCAATCGATATGCTTCCACCACCCACAAAAACATCTGTAAATGTTTCTGATTGTGGCAATCTAGAAAGAATGGGTTCAATCATTCTGCTTTTGCCACCGGGGTATCTTATAAACGTTTTTATGAGTTTTGTCATTATTATATATAATACGCGTTAGTATTTATAGGTTTGGTTGGTGGGGGTGAAAATAGTAAAGGAATATTTTATTTTTTGATGAAAACATAATAAAATAAATAAACAACTATTAACATAAACAAGCCTATTGGTATTACATATCCAAGTATAGGATAATCAATTAATATTTCAATCATTTTTAATCATCCTTAATACATGATATTTTATATCTATCTGACAAAATCATGCTACACGGAATAATTCCTATCATTAACGAAAAGAATCCAACAAATCCCAAGAATAAAGCGGTGTCACTATAATAAATAACTGGCCCCAATGAAGTCATCTTAACAATTTTAATCTGGTCAACATACGCAAATATATACCACGATGCCACACACATTGCCGCGCCAATAAATGGTAGCAACACTCCAATGACCAATGCGATTTCTCGTAATACTTCATATGCGCATTTTACAGTGCTGCATTTTATTGGCAACGTTATTTCTTTTCTTTCGGTCATTTTTATTCCTCACAATACCCAACAACTTCACACAACGATTCAATAAACTCCAATGAGTTTTCAGCAACACAATCGGTTTGATAAACCGACTCCGCGCAACGGATTTTATTATCTTCAATAAATCTCTTAACTAATACTCTTAAAGCAAGGGCTTCGGAAATTGTTTCTTCGGAGATGGTTGTTTGGATCATTTTAAATCGCGCCTCTTAATCATAAAATAATTTTTAATTTCATATACTCGCTCCGTATTCGAAAGATCTTCTGGAATTAAATATATAAGAGTGATAATATCTTTTTCAATTTCATTGATCAATTCAATATTATCTTTCATCTTCATCCCACCGGATATCCCGCATTCGCACATTCGGATTTCCACGCGGAAACATTACCATATCCAGAATAATCAGAGTAACACGTCTCAACCCACTGTGCCTTTATGAGTTCTGCTTGCAGTTCGTTTTGTTTTTCCAACAATATGTTTTGACGTTTAAGATCATAATGTAACATTAAATATGTTTTTGCATCCCACATATTATTAAGATTACTCATGTTATCAATTAAATCCGAAATATAATGTTCATACGAATCAGATTGTGTTTGTAATGTATAATACTCCTGTGGGTATGTTATTGCCAATACCGGTGCCGCGCACAACATTATTATTAAAATTATAAAAATATATTTCATCCTTACTTCTCCCCATTTTCGTTTGCATCATACATCTTAATAATTTTCTTTACTTTAGATCTCATATTCTTTTCAATTTCTTTTATTACCGCTTCTGTTAATTCTTCTTTGCTTACACCTCTGGCTTTAATCGGAATTTTAACATTGACCATTCTTCCATCAGATAACAAAACTTTTGCTCTGATATCATATTCGTGAGAAAAAATATCTAATAAGCCCATTTTAATCACTACCATATACGCGTCCATTCATTATATAGTTTTCTATGATTTTGCGCGCGCACGACCAAACAAAATCTTTTTCTACTTTCAAAACAAACCATTTTTACCATATTTTTAATTTACATATTTGAATAAAATAATCCATTTACGAAATGTATAAATACTATAAACTCCTACATTGTTTGTATGTTGGAATTGGAAAAAATACAAGAACTTTTACAAGATAGAAACTTAAGCGAAGTGAGCCGTAGAACGGGGCTCTCCACTCCTACAATATGGAGGATAGCAAATAATCAAGCGGGTAATGTTGGATATGAAACCGTTTTAAAACTTTCTGATTATTTGGAGGAAAGAAAATGATTGACGCTTTGAAAACCGGAGAATTGTATATTGGGGATAACCTCCAAGTAATGCGCGAAGATATTGCAGATAAATGTGTAGATTTAATATATCTCGATCCACCATTTAACTCAAAAAAGATTTATAACTGCAATTTTGATGATATTGGTCAAGTTGATGGATTTGAAGACACTTGGAATTATCTTGACCACAAAGAAGCAACAGATATTGAATTTAAAACAATAGAACTTGATCATGATAAACTATCGCGTTTTCTTTCATTCATAAAAGAAGGTGCATCAAAAGATATGAATCACTTTGCGTATCTCACATTCATGTCTGCGCGACTCAAAGAGATGCATCGTATTCTTAAACCAACGGGATCTATTTATCTTCATATTGATCCGACAGAAAGCCATTATCTAAAAGTAATAATGGATTTGATATTCGGAGAAGAAAATTTTAGAAACGAAATTGTGTGGTGTTATACCGGTCCATCAAATATCAAAACAAATTTCCCAAAAAAGCACGATATTATTTTGAGATATTCTAAAACCAATAACTATTATTTCAATATAGATGCTGTAAGAATTCCATATAAAGAATTACATACAGATAAAGGAAAAGGTGCTAAACTTTGGGGCAACAATGGAAAATTGCAAGATGAAAAAACCCGTCAAAAATATATTGATCGTGGCAAATTACCGGAAGATTTTTGGGTAGATATACCATCTGGTGGGCATATATCACCAAAAGAGCGCCTTGGATACCCAACACAAAAACCAGAGGCATTATTAGAACGCATTATCTCCGCTTCGTGCCCGCCCAATGGTATTGTATTCGATCCATTTTGTGGGTGCGGAACTTCGTGCGCTGTTGCTGCAAAAAAAGGTTTGTTATATATAGGAATCGATCGCACACAAATTGCAAAAGATGTAATATTAAAACGTTTTAAAGATGCGGGAGTAAATGAACCGGATGTCACAGTTCGTCCTCCAAATGCAATAGAAGCATTACGTCTTGCAGCGGTAGATAAATATGCATCACAAAGAGAAATATGTAAAAAACTGGGATTACGATGGGATGGTAAAAAAGGTGCAGATAAAGGAATAGATGGGAAAATAAATTATAGAAATAAAGATGGTTCCATTATAAAAATAATTGCTTCCATAAAATCTGGTTCTTCAACACCAACACAGTTACGTGAACTCATAACGGTAACAAATCGTGAGCATTCCGATATTGGGGTATTTATAATACGAGATTTGCCAACACGGGGAATGAAAGAAGAACTTACATATACAGGAGAATATAAACCGGGTGTTCCAAAAATACAGATTCTTACTATAGAAGATGTATTCAGTGGGAAAAAGATAAAGTTGCCAGAAGGTGCAATTATTGAATGAAAAACCAACAGAAACAACTTGTCCCGGGCATAAATATGAACACACGGGCACCGAAATTTTTGTGCGTGAAGATGGTACAAAAGATGGAACAAAGTTTACAGAACATGGAAGATGCATTTACTGTGGAAAAGAATTTTCGTGGTCTAACTATATAGACACAAAAACAAAATTGAGAATAATAACCGATAATGAAATTGGAAAACGAATAATAATAATAGAGGAAATGGGTCCACGTGCTGATGCGCGCAGTAATAAATATGTAAATATCCCATATGAATTAAAAACGTTGACCAACTGGGTAGGGTGGAAACTAGAAACACGAGATGGTAAACCAACCAAAGTTCCATATTCGCAGACCGGAATAAAAGCATCCACAACCGATCCTACCACATGGAAACGATTTGAAGATGTTTCTGAAATACAATCTTCAAAAGAGAAGGGTATCGGATTTGTATTCGATGGGGTCTCCAGAGAAAATAAGATGCTTATTGGAATAGATCTCGATAAATGTTTGGATTCGGAATATAATATTACCGATGAAAAATTTAATACGATCACACAAATTCTAAAATCATATACAGAAATTACACCGAGTGATAAAGGTTTACATATAATTATAAATGCAACGAACACCCATATTATTCAAAAGATACAAATGGAAAAGAACATTTCGGTAAGCGAAAAAATAATATTGAAATATATTCGAAAGAAAGATATTTCACATTCACCGGAAACAAATGGAAAAATTCTACAGATGATATAAAAGAATACCCAGTATCAGTAATACGACTCGCGTTGGATTCTATTTTAAATCCACATGGGATTGAAAAAATATTACCAACGAAAGAAACGCATGTGATTTCACAACAAATCACCAAATCTTTGTCAGACGAAGAAATTATAAATATCGCTTCAAAATCATACAACTCCGATAAATTTAAAAGTTTGATGGGTGGTTCCATATCTGGAAATAACAACGACAGAAGTGCAGCAGATATGGCATTGGCAAACATCCTTGCATTTTATACAACCGATCCGAATCAAATTGAAAGAATAATGCGCAAATCCGGGCTCGTTCGTGATAAGTGGAACCGTGTTGATTATATTAGAAATTATACTATAGATAAAGCAATACGCGATAGCACTTCTCATTATGATCCACAATATACCGAATCACAAAAAGAACCTGTAGATATATCAGGAATATTATCTTCGGTAAATCCCACGAAACAAATACCAATAGAAGAGACACCTGCTTTAATGCCAGTTATTGAAGACGAACCATTCTTTTTAGATGTTCCCCCAAGCGAAAATCTTATTTCCAAATGGGTAGAATTTGGAAAACTCACACAGGATGCATATGAAGAATATCATTTATGTACAATACTTGTCATTATCAGTCATTTGATAAGGGCTGAAATGCGACCACAATATGCAGAGAACGGCGTATCAAATAATATGTTTGGGATTATTCTTGGTCCATCTGGTGTCAGTGGGAAATCAACAGCAACTAGTGGTGGAATGGCAATTACATATGATGATCGTATATCATCCCATGTAAAAAGAATAGCTACAAAGATAACACCAGAAATATTAGCAATTTCTTTACAGGGAGAGCACACGCGGGGAATTCATTATGTAGACGAAGCAGTCGGATTTATGAAATTTATGAAAAAGGAATATGCAACAGATCTTGCAGAAGATTATATTAAAGCATACGACGGAGCAAAATTGTCGAAAGAGACGATGAAAAACGGGTTGGTTGTAGCGAATACTCCACACCTGTCTGCGTTGTGGAATACAGTCCCGGAAGCATTTGGGGATTATGCAGATAAGGAACAATTTACAAGTGGCTTCTTTCTCCGTGCATTTTTTATAATGCCAACTAGGAAAAAAGAAATTAAAGAGGATGAAGCAATTAGCGATCAATGTTTGAGACTCAAAGAAGAAATAATATCGGAGATTGAAAATTTAATAAAGTTGATAGGTGGAAGAACGGTTGTATTTGCAGAAAGTAAACGCATGAATACTTGGAAACGAACATTGCGTGAAAAATCAGCCGGGTCGGATTATTCGGAAATGGAAAGATCCACATATAATCGTGTTTACGATCAAGCAAGAAAAGCAGCTATGAATTTAACATTAACATCATCAGAATTTAAAACATTTTTAGAAAACGAATCATTATACGAAGGTAACATGCCAAAGATGTTACAAGAAATATATTTCGAAATTCCGGAAAAATATATAACAATCGCTTGCGATTGGGCAGAAAATGTATTTTATAAAACTTCAATCAAAGCACAAAAACTTACATATGGGAAAGGAAAATTCTCGAAACTCATGAAAGCATTATCTGAACGAAAACAATTATCGCGCACAGAAATAGGAGATATAGTTTCAATACATGGGAGAACACAACTCAACGATTTTATATCGGAACTCGGTCTTGTGGTATCTGAAGAAAAGAAAGTTGGCAACTCATCAAAACCGACAACTTTTTATAAGATGCCATAATTTTATTTATATACTCACCGTTATAAAAAATATTGTCTTTTTTAATAATACTACTATATATACTTTTCTATACACCAATTCCCACGCGTATAGTGAGTAAGTTAAGGAATATCAGCAATCTATGTAATCTATGTAAATTAGTAATTTTTTTAATTAGTATATAAACTGACGGTACACGATAAGAAATGGGGGGGTTTATAAGCAACGGCAAAGATACCAAATTTACTAATTTACTCAAATTTCTAAATTAACTTTTTCATAATACGTTCTATGTTACATTTCTACTGGAAATATGGGTTGTTATATATTATTTCCTGTGGAAATTTATACGCATATTATATTCCAATGGAAATACCCGTTTTTTATAAATTTGCACACGCATATAGTTTCTACTCCAGAATCGCGTTTCTTTCAAAAAATATGTAATACGCACAATTACTAACAAATCATTAGAAACGCGAAATCTTGTGGAGGTATTGGGGGTCTATGCGTATTTTGGAAAGAAGATCAAACCTGCAAAAATAAACATAGAAAAGTATATAATGTTTTAATGCGTATAGATTGGTATGAAAACAAACGAGGAAGTGAACTTAATGATTGCTCGTCTCGAAGGTAGGATTGAAGGGATGGATGAAAGAGACCCGTATTCAGAACAGATAAAATTGGAAGCGTTGAAGTGGGTTATTGGTGAGGTGGATAAACTATGACCAAAACATTCTGTAGTTGGGTAGAATCGGATGTTGATGACTCGCTTCTAATGAAGGGTTGTCATCCTGTTGATAATAGATGTGTCGTGTGTGCACGTTCGCAGCAGTTGGATTATGGAGTAAAACCAGAAGAGATTCTTAAGAGAGCGAAGGAGGAGTGAGCGAGGTATGACGGAAGTAAAAAAATATTGTTTCCGGATTGAGTTTGACAAGGTTTGGGAAATGCCCCGTTCCATCTACGTGATTGCCGAAACGATGGAACAAGCGTGTG